TTCTCCTTTCTTCCGTACAGACAAACGTTGCCTCGGAACACTACTCCGTCCCAAACAAAATGATGATATATGCAGTCGGGACAGTAATAGTTATTCAACTTGCAAAATCTTCGATGCTTAATTTTTTGTATTAACCGCTTAAACATCTTCTCTCCTTTCCCATTTTGGGCACATAATATGAAGCGTAACCTCTGTCTTTTGTTCCGCCCACTTGCACATTCTCATTGGTGATATTTGATACTGACAGTTTCGGCATCCTTTATAACCTTTTTCTTTTTTAGCTTTCGTTATCCAATCGCTCGGCACGTCATCAAGTTTGACTGAAATAAGCGGACAATCAACAGGTCTTTGTTCTTCTACATAATACGGATTTACCAGTTCACAATAATGCTGATAGAAACACTCATAACATTTTTGTGGCATTTCTTTTGGTATAAAAACACCGATCATTTTTCCCTCTCCTCAAAATATAATGGAACCTCAGTTCCTTCTCTATAGAACTCCGCCAAACATTCGTTACAAGGATCTTTCACCTCGTTTAATTCATGATGTTTGCATTTCTCGCAAAACTTATGATAGTTTACTTCTTTATTGTATTCTTCCATAAATATAATCACTCCTTTACAAGCTCTTTTGCTTTCTTAGTTCTAGCCAATCTGTTTGCCAACCGATCTGCTGCTGCGTTGATAATGTCATCTCTCATGTTTTCTAAATATAAGTCAATTCTTTGTTTAACGAGTTCTGTCATTCCTCTTGTCTCTGTTTTGTTTCCATAGCCATAGCCGCATTGCCTAAGCAATACTTGAGTAATTTCTCCAATAATATAATCTTCAATTTTCTTTTCATAATCGACACTAAGCTGTTTTTCAATTACCTTTTCATCGATTTGTAACGGTATGTTAATAATCATACGCTCGTCTCCTTTCTATAAAATAGGCAGCATCTTAAGAACTTTGATAATTATCAAAAGTATTTCGATACATGCCCACCCGGCAAAAATTTCAAATATAATTCCAAGAATCATTGCCAATATTAATAGTTTTTCTTTCATTGTTAAAATTCTCCAACAAATTTGCTTTCATTAAACTTTTTCTTTTGACTAAGAGCCTTTGCAATCGCCAAATCAATTCCAGCGCCACATTTCAAATGATAGTAGTACAAATCCAAATATGGAGTTGTCAGTCGATCAATTCGACCTGCTGCCTGTGTCATGATTCGATAAGAATAGTTCTGACTGTAAAATATAATGGTATCTGTCCGTACACAGTTCCAACCTTCAGCTCCGGCATTGTACTGAACCAAAAACACCCACTTGTCTCCTTCTGGAATATCCTGATGCTTATGACCATTAAGTTCCGCAATCAATGTTCCTTCCGGATACGGCAAGCTCTTCAAAATTTCAAGCTCATAATCAAAGTTGTAAAATATAATTGCTTTGCCTCTTTTTTCAATTAATTCCACGATTTTTTCCTGTCTGGACACATCAGAATTAATCAATCTACGAAGCTCGTAACACAGCTCAGAAGCGTTTGTAATCGGAAGGAAGATTTCGTTACCATCACTGTCTAAAAACGTCTTAAATAGGCTTCTACGGTCCTTATTTAGCGTTTTATAGGCCACTTTGTCATACTCTACCCAAATATCCTCATGATGAGAGGTTGTATGTCGTTCATAATCCATACTAACCAAGATTTTTCGCCTCAATCGATTGAGTCTGCCAGTGTTAACATACCTCTCAATCTTTGGAAATTTGCAATACTTCGCAAAAACAACATGTTCCCAGTTAAATTCGGTTCGATTCTTATAAAAACCGTTCGCTATGAATACTGGAATATAATCTGACCAGGTGTCGCCGGGTGTTGCACTTAAAAGAATCCAACGATTCGACTTGCAGATCTTTAAAAATGCTTTTACCCAGGCTCCCTTGCCAATGACTCGGTCCTCATCAAATATAAAGAAGGCGTCTGTAACCCCAACATACTTTCCAATGTTGTTCCAACTGTCCACACAAATATCATTGTTGTAGTAGTTTACATCGGCATGAGTGGACATGTTGTAATTAACCAATTCCCCTTCCCACTCTAAGCTGTCTCGTTTTTTCGCAGTGGTAATAATATAAAGATCAGCAGGATTAGTCATGGAAATATTACTTCCGGCTTTTTTACAGCCTCCGTATTGCTGGTAATAGTAATATAAAGCGGTGCGGCTCTTACCCGAACCAACACCGCCATTTAAAATACAGCCATCATGCATTCTTTCGACTGCATCGTACTGATAGTCATACAAAAAATCTGACATAATCTCTCCTAATATATAAACCCTATGAGATAATCGACCCATTTGTAATAGTGGCCGTCATGCAGTTTAAAAATATGAGAATACTTTTCTACCACACAACCGGCTACTTCTGAATGAATAAAGTGCCCTGACTCTTCCTCCAAAATATCAGTTCGGAACTTAATGAGAGCACCTACTTTTGTTTGTTTTTTGAGTTTTTCTAGTTCTTCCACAGTGTAAACAGGTCTTACACCAGGATATACAATCATACCTCTAGGATTTACCGATGGATACATTTCTACCTCCCAAACACATTATCCTTAAAATATCCGTTAATAAGCATCAATTTAATTCGTACTACGTTGAACCACGTTTTACTGCGTCGAACGAGTTGCTCGGTTTTTTGAAATATAATGTTCCGAGTATCGACAATCATTAAATGTTCGCAATTACAAAGCGCTTTTTCAGATGGTTTTCTGTAACACTCTTCACGATAGTATTTGCAAATATAATTGTCATCGTTTCTAACGCAGCACCAGCAGTCACAACCTCTAAAAGTGCAATCCATATTACACCTCCAAATATTCGTCGTGTCCGTTAAGTGGCTTCATGCCAATATACTCACGAACCTCATTGTAAGAAAGAAGCTCGTTCAGACTTTCTTCAAGTTCCTCGTCTGTAGCACTTTTGGATTTGCTAAGCCGTTCAAAAATATAATTCACCAAAGTTTCTTTATCTAACGGCTCCATATCATCGATTGCTTTATTAAGCTCTTCAATTGGAATGCAGTAACCTTTTTTGCAAACCCACACTCCGGGAATTTTTAACAAAGCACTTCTAAGATCGTATTTGTTTACTGGATTGATTTTTTTCATACTCCTAACACCTCCGCTATCTGATCACCTAAATTACGTAATGCATCAGCAATTGTAGGCGGTTCATAATGACGCTCTTTTCTGTTCACACGAATATAATGAATCTTGTCATTCATGTTCACGTATTCAACACCGTTCTCGTCTGTCAATTTGTACATCTGTAAAGGTTTTCTAACCTTTCTTTTTTTAAAAATATCAAACATTGTCTTTACTCCTTTCATTAAAAAGAGCTGCTGCCTCATTCAAGACAACAGCTCTGTAGAAAATATAATTCTTAACGGAATGGAAGTTCGTCATCATCTTCTCCCGGAAACTCTTCTTCTGCCCATTTAGCATCGAAAGGATTCTCCATAACCTTTACCCCTAAAACGTTTGCGTAAAGGGTTGCAACATCATTCTGCTGGTTTCGATTAAGCTTAGCAAGAAGTTCTCCGTAAGTGATTACTTTCTTGTCCAAAATATAAAGAGTATCCGCGTTCAGATACTCTTTTGTGTTTCCTTTACGAATATAAACTTCCGGCTCGATGTAGTAATGCATGTTAATTTTAATGTTAACGCGATACTTTGCCGTATCTCCAGCATCTCTCGGCTCTGTGAGTTTGACATTAACTCCTTTTTCTCTAAGCTCATTGGCAAGATCTTCAGGAATATAAATGTCGAAGTTCGGGTGAGCTGCTTCGTATTTACCTCTTTTTTCCGCCGAGAAATTTTTCCAATCTAAATCATCCTCGGTAAAGTTTTCAAACGAATATACATCTTCTTCAATTTTGTTAATTATCATCTTTTTTCTCCTTTTTACTGTTTTTTCTTAACCAATCAACCATATTGCTACAACGTTTTCGATGTTTGCAGGTGATCGTGTGATAAATTTTTTTCACTGGTGGATAATAAAAATCATCAACGAACATTTCTTCTTCACGATCATAAACTTCAAACTCCGGACAGTTTTCACAATATGGATCAACTTCAAAAATATAATTACTACTCATCTTATTCCTCCGGTTCATTCATGAACGGCTGTGGATCTGGATACACCGGCTTTCCATCCACGTATTTTGGTTTCTTGTAAGGCTTATCGGATATAAACCATTCGAAATCGCCATAAGCAATGATGGTTTGGGCGGCCTCAGTCACCAGTTCCTTGTAATAGTCCTCATCAACGCAATCTTCCTTGCCCAAAATACGAACGTTTTCAGACTCCAACCAGCGATAACCTTTGGTTCCCGCAACAGCATAGTATTTGTCATCTTGAACACGATATAAGACTCCTCCACCGCAGCCTTCTTTGATTGGGCAGAAGTTACCAACTCGTCCTACAAAAATATAATTGTGTCCTTTCGCAATCTTATTGCTGAGCCGTTCTAAATATGCGAACTGGTCTTTGCACTCTGAACTGTCGGGATCTTTTCCAAATAGAGATTTGTAAGTTTTCTCGTATTCCTTCTCTTCGAGTTCAACGTTCGGGAGCGTTTCATTCATGTCCAAATAGATAGCTCCTTTAGATACGGACTTCGTTTCACACATATCTTCAAATATAATTGGTTCATGACTGAATAGAGTCTTGAAGACATATGGAACCTGGAACTGTGTGCCGGTAGCAGTCCACTCGCCTGAATCGTATTTCGCAATATAAACTGCGTCATTGACCAAACACATTCTCTCGTATGTAGCCTCATGCTCGAAGTTATAGCCGTACTCCTTGCCATAATCCATAACGAATTTGATTATCTCAGGAGTCGCGTCCGGGATTTTTATTGAGTCGGTTTTAATATGAGCGACCTTAAATCCACGTTTTTGAACCTCATGCTTTAAGTTGATCATAAATAAAGCACCACGTTTTGCCACAATATTATCGATGTTTCTTGGGTCGGCGAACGGGTTTTCGAAGTGGGCGGCAGTTAATCCATAGACTGAGTTGATTGCAATCTTTAAGGCACCAGCCAAATCCTTTGCCATCTTTTCGTCTTTCAAATATGGAGCAAGCTTGCCATCCAGCATCTTTCGAGCCTTATCAAAGTCTTTATGCTTAATTGCAATACGTGCTTCCAAAATATCTTTGAAACGCTGTGTGTACGGTCCGAAGAGATTCTCTGCAACGATAGAACTTGGATGCATAGAGGCAATATCAAGCAGCGCTACATTACCATAGATGCCTGGTTCAGAATATACATAGCCACCTTCGCCAACTTCTTCACCACGATATGTCGATTTTCTTTTATACTTATCATAAACATAGCCCGGAAACATCGGTCGACCTTCCGAATCAAAGATGGAGTACTTTGCATCTTCATCCTTTGGGTCAACTAGATCAGAGAAAATATAACTCTCATGATCTTTCATATCTCCCATGTCGCGATAGTTGAACCGACTTTGCGGTTCGCGGTTGTCTCCAAATATAATTTTGGTAGTGAGGCTATTCGTTGTATCATTGACCGTCATACCAGCAACATCTGCCAGAATTTCCCTTGCGGTAAAATCTGCTTGCCTTGCATTGAAGACTGCTTCCGTTGCAATAACGTCATTGTCACAGTACTCCGCAACTTCTGTCCACATCTCTTCGGGAACCGGTTGATCCCAAGGAAGACCAAGTTCTTTATGGTGGATACCGAGTTCGATCTCGAATTTCTTCAAAGACTGCTTTTTACTTGAAAAATCAAAAACATCAGTATAGCTAATATTCCAAGCGCCTCCAAAAAATGCAGTTTTATCGTTGGATATAATCCTCTGAGAAAGATTGTAGAGCTGTTCGTTTGTATATTTTCGAAACGCTCTCGCATACAGCATATGATTGTCATACCGTCTGCAGTTAAAGCCAACCAGTTTGAAGTTCGTAATCTCTTCAACCTGCTTTGGCGTTGGATTAATCATACGAATGACCTTACGGCCTTCTCCTGCTACTTTCCAATTGATCAAAAATAAATTCGGAAAGACCTCCACATCATAAAATACGAGTGGAGAGCCATCAGCTGCCTCTTCCGGCAAAATATCATTCTTACCAGTGAAATGCATTTCTTTGACAAGCTTTAAACAGTAATCATGATGATTTGTACTGCCCCTGGCAAAGTCAATAACTGGTTCTTTGAGTAGACTGACATCATATGATCTGCCTGATTCATAAGCGTCATCTAATATTTTCTTAATCCAGTCAATGCTTGGCTTTGTTCCGGGATGTACTTCTTTTGCCATGGCCTTTTTTATACTTTTGATCAGACCGTCTTCAAATTGTGCGTCTGTAAAATTGACCATTTTTTTCTCCTTTTTAACCTCTTCTTTTAGAGGCAAACCGGAGCTGATGGTAGCGATAGGTAAATCATTGCATTTTGTGAGCATTCTTCGAAGGGCGCTCTTGCCCCGAAATATCTTTATTTCAATGTTCTTATCGTATTCATTCTCAACCTTTGATAAGTCTCCCAAATAAATATAATGCAAATGAATTCCCTGACCGCTTTTACTTAATTCAGCATAAGTTGGCGGCCATTTGTTCGCCTCTATAAGATTTCTTTCCAGCGATTTGTTACCAGATTCGTCCTTTAGATCGAAGTCAATCACAATATGATTCTGTGGAACTTTGACATAATGCAGACGTGATGTATCAAGATCATTAAGAGTGGTTGTAACATCTGCCCATTTCATACTAGGAGTTTCTTTCTCGTTAGCATACTGAGCAGGACAATCTTTGCATACTGAATCTAGAATAGATTTTTGTTTTCTAAATATAATTCCTTTTGGAACAGATTCTGGAGTCTTTCGATTCTTGGAATCAAATATACTTGTCTTGAAATTCGTATAGTAGTTCCGAACCCTTGTTCCATCGTCCAGCGTTTTTCTCTCGTCAAAATCTTCAAAGTAGTTCTTGAGTTCTTCTTTGAAACTCCTCTGAGACATCGGATATGGAACTTTTGCCTCCTCACAATAACTCTTATAGCGTTCCCACGCTTGTTTCAAAGTTACCGAGTCATCGTCTTTGTAGTCGTAATAGCATTCCAAAATATAATTGTAGAAATCATTGGATGCACCCATCATGGTTACCGGAATATAATTGTCATAGATTCCGGGATTGCTTTTATAGACTTCAAGACAATGCCAAGCAATGCCACCGAGTTCAAACTCGATCTGTTTCATGAGTTTACGATACTCACTAACCGGTACTGTGTTTCCAGTAGGAGATACGTCTATCAACCTTCGGATCAGACCAGATTTTGCATCTGTAATCCTTACCGGCTTGTTCGTACCCATGAACAGAAATGATTTGAATCTGTTTGTATAAGTAGATTTGAATTTCTCATTGACTGTCATAAGCTCGTGAGAAACCAGGGAATTTAATCTAGTATTGTCTTCTATTCTAGATAAGTCACCATCATGCTGAATTGCTACCAATGGATTGGTTTTAAATGCCTCTAAAGCAAAAACGTTTGACGCTGACCCTAAAGCCTTTGCATCAAACGTTGAATAATATCCATCAAATAGCATCTGTATTATGTTTAAGATTGTGGATTTACCGGTTCCGGCAGAACCATACAAGACGAGAAATTTTTGAATCTTCTTCGAATCCCCTGCAATAATACTTCCGATTGCCCACTCAATCTTGGCTCTCTCTTCTGGAGAATATAATGTTCCAATCAGTTTGTCATAGCCTGGAGTTGGACTCTTCTCGAGTGGATACGGAAGAGATTTGCTGGCGTAGTCCTTCTTTGTCGTTTTATCATTTGAAAATATCAATTTCTCGTCCAGCATGTGAAACGAATCTCTACATTGTTTCTGACAATATTTATGCCATCGATCTATCATGCCGGTGGAAGAAGTCTTCATATGAAGAACTTTTACAATATCTTCAGTCTTACCTCTTAACTCGTTTGCAAAAATATCAAGGTCGTAGTCTACCATATCGATTAAATCCTGCTCGTTTGTAGACCAGAGACCCCTTTCTTCCATCCACACGGCATAAAAGTCGCCGCCGCGAATCATTAAGTCGGAGGAATTGTTATTGATGATAAACTCTGGGTAGATTTCTTTGACGCCTCGTTTGACGCTCTTTTCAGAAATCTGATAAAAGTCTAACATGTTACTTCTTCTCCTTATTAACCTTAATTACTGTATAACAAACCATCGCAACACAAACTGCAAATATAATTGTCTGTGGAGTAGTTGTTAAAAATACATTAACTGAACGTCCCATGAGGTCTCCTCCTTTCTTCAAATTCATTCAAATATAACATGGCTTGTTCCCAGATCTGTAGATCTTCCATGTGTTTTTCACTGCGCACCTGGAACAAACCCCCTCGTCCATACGGACCGTATTCTCTATTAAGAAAATGTCTCACGACCGTCTGGACAAAATCTAGATTAAAGTTTTTATCGGTACATTTACTCAATCCCAGATTACTAATCATTCTCCAAAACCAAACATGAGTATCATCATCTTTGTATGGATCATTCATAATCAGGCTAATTCGGAATGCCAAAGCAAATATCATTTCAAACAAGTTGCATGGAGCTTGTAAATATGGAAAGTCGTCTTCAGGCATTCGTCTATCATAGAGAAATTCATACCGAAGCTGGATTCCATCCTCTGCTCTGTTCTCGTCCATAGCCATTGTGAAAATATAATCCGTTTCAAATAGGAAACGAAGGAGTTTGTAGTGCGATTTGTTTTTGACCCTTCGCAAGAGCCAATTAAAGTATTCGTCCTCGTAATATCTTTCCATTATGACGCAATCTTATACCAGCCGTTTGTCGTTCAGCGCCTTCTCAAAAGTACGTTCATCAGCTAAGATCTCGTAATCGCATTTCAGACGATCGTTTCGAACATGAACAGAATCATCCTCATACTCGCCGAAGTGATCTTCAAAATCCAGACCAACACAGTTCTCGATTTCGTCATCGTCTAAAATATCTTCTCCCTCTGCCAAGATTCCATCGGAATAGTAAGTTAAGAAAATATGACCGTAGTCATCGAATTCTCCAAAGTTATTTGGATCGATGGTATAAATGTCAATGTCCTTCTTTGGCTCTTCGGCTTCTTTCTCAAGATGCTCTTCTTTTACTTCTTCTGCAGTTTTAATCTCGGAGTGTTTTGTGTAATCCACAAACTTATGTTCCTTAGCAATTGATTTTGCATACTCATTGAGATCCGGCTTTTCACGATTCAGTTTAGCCAGTACTTCAGGATCTTCACCTCCTTCTGTTTCATAAGGTACTTGTTCTTTGATCAGTTCAGAATATACTTCCTCCATGCGAGCAGCAGATTCCTGATACATCTGATCGTACTTCTTTTTTAAAAATATAACTGCGAGGCCTGTCCCAACAGCAGCCCCCGCAATAAAACTAATTGTGCTTTTGACGTAAGAATTCATGACGTTTCCTTTCTTTCCACTTTTCAGTGTTTGATTTTGCATCTTGTGCATCTTTTAAAATATCATTTACTTCTTCCTGATTTACCATCTCCTTGTTTAAGATGTTAACGATATTAACTCCGTTATTACGAACTAAAGTTCTTACCGTTGAAATAGGAATTTTGTAGGTTCGACTGGCTTCTTCTAAAGAAATATAACCAACGAAGATTCCATCTTCACCACAGATCGGAAAGTCATAGTCTTCGAGTCCGTACTCTTGAATACGGGCTATGAGTTCTCTTCCTTTCATATGTCTCCTTTCTGAAAATATCCTGGATTATTCACTTAACAGGATTGCATACATGTGGGATAATAATTCGTAATATCTCCATCGCAGTTCAAATCAAGAATAATAAAGTCGTTCTTTTTATTCATGTAATCAAGATAATTTACAGAATCTTTTACAATTCTAAAGTCAATATAATTATCTCCATTTGGATTATTCTTTCTTCGAACCCATCCAAAGAACTGACCTTCTCTAATTCCAGGCAATCCAAACTGTTCTCGAACCTCATTGAGTGTTAATTTTCCTTTTGCAATTAACATATCGTTGCAATAACGCTCAATTGCTCGAATCTGACAAATATCAGTATCTCGATCACCCGTCCAATAAGGGTTTTTTATTGGATTTCCTTCTTCATCTTTTCCGAATGTTGGAGCAAATGTGATTGCAAATGGAGTACCCATTCCTCCAGGAAGTTTTACTTTTTTAACTTTTGTTTTTTCTTTCCCGTTTTTGTCAGTTGTTACCTCAACTTCTTCGGTTTCTCGAATATCATGGTAAATCTCGAACTCTTTGTCTTCACCATAACGGTCTTTTACTCGCTGACGATAATTCGCAAATGTACTAGCAAGTGTTGTGCATGCCATTGTCAGTGCAGCATTCCGTTTCTTCAGAATATTAACAGCTGCAAACATGCAGAACAGTGAACCTGCTGCTGTCAGAATTGCCGGACCATAGATCTTCACGAGTTTCATAACGGTATGAGAATATACAATCGTCAGATCTTTTTTGTAGTCTTTCTCATCGTATTCTTCTGCATACTCTTCGTTTTCTTTTACTTCATGAATTTCTTCTACCGACTTTTTGTGTTCTTCTAAAATATCACTGGCTTTTGTCGTAGCTTTACAAGCTAAAACAATAGCGGCAATTGTTCCGATTCCACCAACTGCTGCCAAGATTTCAGGACTATACTTCTTTGCGGTAAGTCCAACTGATTGAATTGCTGTAGAAATTTTACCCATTTGTTAAATTCTCCTTTTAAAATATAATTAGTCTACTGGAAACGGTTTTGGAAGTTTCAACACATAACGACCTTCTCCAGTCTTTCTCGTGTCAATAATTTCCCATCCGCGTAAGTCTTTCCATCCAAAATTTCTGTCTGTCCAAGGGCCAGTCTGTCCGAGATGTTCGTTTACTTCAGACCAACGAACCAAACCTTGTTCTTGAATTGTGTTACGCATAAATTTGATCAGATTAACTGCATCATCTTCAAATTCAAAAATATAATCGTAATCCATCACATATACTCTGGAAGAATTAGATTCACTTCTTGAACCGAAAGATCCTCTCCGATCATAATAGTTTTGATAAGAAGCTCTCCCGGACGATCTTCTAGAAGAGCTAACATCAGATGCTCCATACAAGATGATATGAAAGATTTCTTCTGCAATCTTCTTGATGGTAGGAATTACAACGTCCATCACAATATAACCACGAACGTCCGACACATCTTCCGGCAGGAATGCTTCAGCAAACTTCACAATCCCGTTTTTCTTTTTAACTTTTACATCTCCACGAATATTTGGAGGTGTTGTTTTAGTTTTGTTTACTGTACCCTCTAAAACTTTGTTAGAATTCGATACATTTTTTAATTGTTCGTCCATATACACCTCAACTTATTAATATAATTTTTCCAGGAAACTCTATCTTGGCTCCTGGAACACGATTAGTTTCTTCTTTGAACCGATACATCAGGTTCGTTTTTGCTTTTGCAGGCGTGACTGCGTATGTAGACCCGTACCAACTGTTCGAAATTACCTTACCGAATGACGTTACGGGACCTCGATAAGAATATAAATGCTTCTTCGCCATAAAGTCTCCTTTCTGAACACAAAAAAGAGAAGCCCATGTAGGACTTCCCTTCTTTGAGATACATTATTCAATTATTCTTCTGTTAAATCATTTTCTACACCAAGGATTTCTCCGTCGATAATGCCTTTTTCTTTACGGTGCTTCTTCCATAAACGATATCCTACATATCCTAAGCCACCAGTTACTACTACCAAGCCGACAATACCGACTATAGTAAATCTACCTGATACCTTAACTTTCGGAATATCCTCTAATACTTCTGCTCCTAAATCCATTGCATTCTCAATATTATTTTCCATAGTGTTTTTGCTCCTTTCTGAACATTAAAATTATTAAGATCTGTGTCTCATAATACGATGTGTATTATTCGCGAATTAAATATAATCACGGTCACTATCAATCCCCATACTTAATGGGTGGTCTGGGAAAGGAGCGTAACTTCATTAGAAGAAGCGGCGATCCGTCATTGTTTTTGACATAATCCGGGAAATGAACTCTAATCTGTCCACTATTGAAAATATGCCATTCCCAATCGCCAAAAGTCTCGGATTCATTCAGACCTAATGCATCAAGATAGTCATTGACAGTAATATAGTTGTCACCATTCACCATGCTCTCATTCAGGTCGTTGATAATTTCTCTTACATTTGCTTCCGAGTTGTAAAACTCCTGACCTGTACACGGTTCTTTGATCCAAGTCATTGGTGAGATAATACGTGGTTTCTGGTCATCCAAAATATCACCAAACTTCTCTTCGATTTTCTCATTTACCTGATCTTGAATCTCGAATTCTTTTTGCTCACCGATTTCTTTTTTTACTCGATCTCGGTATTCAAGCATAGATGTTTCCGCAATAGTGTATGCGGTTGCCAGTGCCGCCTTTCTTCTCTCACTGATTCCATGAGAGGCAATAACACAAGCAACCGCCAGGCCTCCGGTTACGACTACCGGTAAATATAACTTCCAAGTAGTCTTTACAACTTCTTTGACATCGAGTTTTTCAACTTCTAACTCTTTTTTACGTTCTTCCAAGAGTTTGACCGCTTTTGGTGTTTCTTTCACTGCGATTACTGTTGCCGAAATACACCCACCGATTCCGAGAACTAACAGGATCGTTGGGCTCTTCTCCACAATAAAACCGCCAACTTTATTGACGGCTTTTGTTAATACATTACTCATTAGGTTAACCTCCTTAAAAAATAAAAGGAGCAGATGCTCCCTTTATGTTTAAACTACTTTTTTCCTAAAACTTCTTTAAAAACGTCTGTCAATCTGTTCGGGGCTTTAAATTCCACAAAAGCGGAACCAATCGTTGCTAAAAACGTCAGTGTTCCGCATGCAATTTTAATTCCGAATAATACTTTATCGTTCATAAAAGTTATCTCCTTTCTTATAGTTCTCATAATAGAACGTGAATTTTTTGCGAATTAGAACGGCGCTACAAAATATGACGGTTCATGAATTGTTGGAAACTCATAGTCTGTTCCATGAAGGTTTTGCTCTGGCCATGTAAATACAAGGTTGTAAACTTCTTTGCCATCATGTGTTTCCAAATGTGTTCCATAATCAATCCACGGAACTAGACCGTCTTCCCAGAACCAATCTCCATACCAGCCATAAATATCACCTTCATCGGTGTAGTCAAGTCCTAAAAAGTGATACAATTCGTTTGTGTAAGCATAGCCACGCAATGCGAAGTTTCGATTCAGATGATAGAACGCATCTCCGAGTTCCACCCAAGTACGTTCAAATAAACGATCGGAAATGGGATCATAGAACGTCACAACTTCACCAAAATTGTGTCCGTCCGGTGTAATAAAGTCGCCTTTTGACATTTCTTCTACAATTTCCGTATCAGTTTCCGGCGCTTTCTCCATCACACGATTCCGATAATATCTGTAAGATTCGGACATGGCTGCTAGACCGCTTGCTAAGGTAACCAGCATATTACGGTTAACGCCATTTGCCACAAAAATACTAACAACAGAAACCGTTGCGACTGATGCTGGCAAAATATAACTCTTCCAAGACTTCTGAATCGTCTCTTTGTCAAAGGAAATATCTTTTAGCTGCTTATCTTCACCCTCTAATAACTTTACGGCTTTTATTGTGGCGAAAGAGGCAAGAGCCCCTGTAGCAAACACGCCAAGGGCTCCTACGACTGAAAATATCAATGGTAGTTTTGTTTTATTCATATTTCACCCACTGCTTCTGGCAGTTCAACCTTTCTATTTCTACATTTTTGATTAGCAATGTTTTTCATAAAACCCTTCCAATACGGCTTGATGAATATTACTTTTCCGTTTTTATACTTACGCCAATGGCCAATCACTCTCCATGCAAGCGTTTTTCGTTCAAACTTTTTACCTGAAGATCCATCTTGTTCGAATGATTCAAAAAGTTTTGCCGTATTAACAATCGTCCGCTTAATATATCTAGTCGGTCCTTTTTTATATGTATTACACTTATCGTCAATAATCATATCTCTCACTTTTTCTTTTCCCGACTTTGAAAATATTTCTTTGGTGATTGGATTTAATAACGCAATCTGAATTCCGTACCACGCTTTAACAATAGTGGTGTATGTGGAATATAATGACGACCTTGGAATTTGCATTGGTTTTAAATCATGTGATAAAGTTCTAAAACAACATGTTTCTGCACATGGCAAATAACCTTTATTATCATCTTTAGTGACCACAAAGGGATATGCTATTTCGTGACCATCATCAAATTGTTGTATTACAGAACCAACCATCAAAGATTTATTCTCAGGCATTGTTGCGTAATTAACCATAAATTCATCATAAAAATCCATAAACATTACAATTCTGTAATTTCTAACAGTTACTCCGTTATCATATTTTATGATGAGATCAGGCAAAGGAATAGTATTAGCAAAAAATATATCTGATGGCACGAGATTCGATGAATCATCTGGTACAAATTGAGTCCAAAATTTTGATAAGTTATACAAGTCATCAGAATTTAAACTTATAATGTCGTTTGGTTTGGAATAATCAATAAGTTTAAACAAAAAATCGGATTGTTTCTCATCCATAACATCTATAGTAGTTTCAAAATCTTTTAAATTCATCATTTCTCTCCTTTCAAAAGATTCACCAACTCAACTACAAGCTTCATGACTTCAAAAGAAATACAGCCGCCAGCTTCATACTTTTGACCATACCAATCAATATTATCTTCGCTATTCCGATATATATAGATAAGCCAATCATGATATTCAGAATTGTCTGTATGATTTTCAATGTGTATTGTCCATTCGTCGTTTTTTTCTGACTTTTCTGAAAAAGTAATACCATAAAGTTCATTGCATCTTTTTAATTCATATCCGTACGTCTCTAATTGTTTTGCTACTTTTCCTATCGAGATTGCAAGTTTTTGATCATTCATCACTTATCTCCTTTCTCCAAATGAATCGTAATCAAAATATCACGATTCTCTAGCACCTCATCCAACAGTTTCTTTGCTACCACAGTCTTTGCAAGTGGTTTGAATCTGTCAAATATCTTTTTCTTTTCTGCTGGCTTCATTGTCTGAATTGGTTTCTCCTGAAAAATTGTGCTGTCATTCTCCTGGTTCATCTCAGCACAGTCTTCCAGTTTCACTTCTTCCTTTGCTTTTCTCTCTTTGTAATCCTTAATCAGGACAAAAGAAAAACAGCCGGCTGCTACTAAATATAACAACCCGGCTGCTAGATGAAATTTTTCATATTTAGTCATCGCTTTCCTCCTTATTCTCTTTATAAATCTCTCGATTAATTTGTTGATTAACTGTTCGTAAAGCGAACATCATCGCATCGTACCTTTGTGCTTTTCGGTGAAGTTCCTTGTAGAAGTTGTACTCTACCGGAATATAACCAGTTACGATGGGATCTTTTACGATTGGTTTGTTTTTAATACCTGCCATTTTAAATCTCCTTTCTGTTACTCATAAAAATACCCCTGAATAGTCATTTCTAAACACCGATTAACAACATCAGGTCCCATGTAAATAGTGGCATAATCATAATGACACGAATTTTCTTTCCACTTATTAACCTCATTATAAAAAGAATCAAATTCATCAAAAGAATCAAATTCATACATTTTTTCGAATTCTTTGACATTACAATATCTTTCATAAACATCATCGTTGACGTCGCCGTACCATATATTCTCTAATTCATCCATGGTAAATTGCCCGTCAGCTAATCCAAATCTGCGCATGATTTCTACAAACTCTTCATCATCCCCACGCTCAATAAAAAACCTAACTTTAAATTTTTCCATATTTTTGTCTCCTTTCTAAATATGAAAACCCATAACTGAATCTTCTTTGTTTTTACCAGTTTCTTCTTTTGATTTTGCAGACGAAACTATTCTTTTAACTTCACTAACGGTATCATGAAGCGTATTAAGAACAAACTTCGTTGCAAAATATCCCGCAATAACAGAAGTGCTAATTGCAATTACTTTTAAATATTTCTCCATACAGTCTCCTTTCTTAATAAAAACAAAAATAAAAGGAGAACAGGTAGGACTCGAACCTACTCCTCTGTCTACTAAGATCCCGCAGGATCTGTTCGTCAGTGTGCATCCATACACCACTGCTCTCCATAATACGATGTGCATTTTTCGCGAATGCAAAAAAGAAAAGGAGTCCTTGTTAGAACTCCTAAAATTTGTTTATGAACTAACTCGTCATTTACTCGTATAGTTTATTAAAGCTTCCTCGATCAGATCAAGGGCGCCTTTATAATCTTCACTCTTTTCTAAAACTTCGTATACAACCTTTCCTAAACTAAATACTCCGGTTTTTACACCAAGTCGAAATGAGCCATATAATAATAAAGCTCCGCCAGCGCCAATCGCCGCTCCAATAACACCACGTTTAATTGTATCTCTGTTACGTTCAACAAAATCTTTAAATTTACTTTTCTCCATAGTTTTTACTCCTTTCCTTTCTCATCGCATTTTGTTTTTCTTGTTCTTTTTCTAGTTTCATTCCTATAATCATTCCTTCGATTACAAAGCTCATAAAATATATAAACACCACAGTTAAGATAAATCCGATTATTCCGAATAGACTAACCGCATCTCCAACCAATGCTATAAATATAATTATTGCAAGTAATCCAATAATGAATCTAAATAAACCTTTCATAATTTCTCCTTTCAAAACTTTAATGCTTTACTTCATTAAAGCGAATGAAAATGTCGCGAACAAAAAGAAAAGGAGTCCTTGTTAGAACTCCTAAACTTGTGAAAATCGAATTGTCAAGCTTAGTTATTTCCTATCGCTTCGATTTTATCACCTACTGCTATTACCATTTCCTTTACCGCTTCGGTAACCGGAAATATAATTGCCGGAGGGAAAATCGCATAAAAAACAACAGTTTCAACAATCTTTCTTTTCTTTTCGTCTTTTATCTTTTTCATTTCAAATTCTCCTTTTCTTTTTGTTAATGCTTAATTTCTGTTTCTCATAATATGATGTGTATATTTCGCGAACAAAAAGAAAAGGAGTCCTTGTTAGAACTCCTCAACTACTCTCCATTCAACGTCAATCGCTTCAGCATCCATGGCTCTTAATTTGGCTTCTTTCTCAGCTCTCTTAATTAGCACCTTCTTTGCTATTTTAGGACCTGCGTATTTAACCGCATAATAAGTTCCATATATACCAATCGAAATCAGTGAACCAATAAGTCTTGCATTCATATTATGCCTCCTTTTCTTTATATACAAATTGTTTTATTTTCATAAAGGAGTATGTAATTTTCGCGAATCAGAAAGGATGATGATCAAAGGTTGTTTCCCAAATATAACGTTTAAGCGGTTTCATCTTGAGCGCCCACATGATTTGTCGAACGGTCACCGTTGGAAATAGTCCGTCTGTAACCCTGCCACAGTTTTTATCAAAATATAACTGGAAACGCTCTGCATAATAGATGTCATCGACGAGCCAGGGATCAATCTCTCTCCAGTATGTCTTCTTATCGAGAGGCGAATAGCGCTGCTGAATTACCGCTAATCCAAGATCTCCTTGCAAATATAACGTACAGTAATCATAGACCGGATGATTACACTTATAAGTCATTCCCATCTTTGCCTCGTATTCAGTTGGTCGTTCATAGTGGTATCTCATAAATATAACTGCAAAAAGAAGAGCACTTGTTATCGTGCCCTTTCTTTACTAAATTCCATGGTTCTATTATATAAAACTAAATTTCTGTAATGATCAAACTCGTCGTTTAACTGATTTTGTTCTTTGACAATTCGTTCTTTTTCCTTGATTGCTCTTTCTTCTTTTTTCTTTTTACGCTCACGCATGCGCATTGCAACAAGCTTTGCTGTAACATATGGTATAACGCTAATGCATGTAGAAAAAATACGTGCTCGCTCTCTCGGATTATCTATATCCATTTCGTCAAACTCGTTATTAGCTAAATCAACAAATTCTGTTATCGATTTCATATTTTTATCTCCTTTCTTAAATAAAACCTCTTATCTTCATAAAGGAGTATGTTTTTATCGCGAAAAAAGAAGAGGCCTTGTTAAACCTCTCCTTTTACCATAAATGGATTTACTTACTAATTTTACAAAACATGTCTGTTTGACCTGGGACTAGTTCAAGTAGCTCAGCCGCTATAAAGTTCGCAAGAATTTTCTTTTTGCCTTCAAGCGTTAGTACAAAACATTCAAGTACAACTTCTCCGGTTGATGCATCAACAATTGACGTTTCTTCCGCGTCGACAATTAATACTCCAATTGTTTTTAAACCTGCTTTTAAACTTAATAAACTCTCTTCATCACTTTCGTTTTTCGCTAACAATAAACGCATCCTTGCTTTTTTACCAAACATATTACTAACTCCTTTCATTTTCATAAATAAATTCCTATATGTTCATAAAGGGGTATGTTTTTATCGCGAAAAAAGAAGAGGCTATGCCTCCTCCTTTTCGTTTAGTTTCTTTCCGCAAAACGGACAATAATGAATTTCTGTTTCAATACTTTCAAATGGCTCACAGTTAGCGTTTATAAAATAAGTTTTTAATTTGTAAATATCATCCGTTTCCCGCTCAATCCATAACTCTAAAGCGAGATTCGTCGATATACCGTTATAAACCAATTCTTTATATCCGATCTCCGTAACGCCAAAATCATTCATATCTTTTTCACATCTAATACACATATTGTACTCCTTTCTGAAATTAACAATTATTCTCATAAAGGGGTATGTTTTTATCGCGAAAAAAGAAGAGCCCATGTAGGGCTCAACTTTTTAAATCTTAAAAATGTCAGTGATCTTTTTCGCTGTGGAAGAAACAGCTTGTCGTCCAGCACTTGATGTAAATATAACTCCTTTACCATCAAAGTAAAAAGCTCCAAATACAACTGCTCCGTAAACCAACAAACCAAGTCCAAATTTTCCAACATCTTTCCAGAAATCAACTTTGAATTTCTTTGCATCTGCTGCTCTCTTTTTCTCGTCTGTCTCAGCTTCTTGTTTTCTCTTAAGCTCTTCATTCTCCTGAGAATTCAGAATCTTTTCGACATTCTCGTCATGAGTGTCAGATGCAGTATCAAATTTCAAAATTAAATCTGCAATTTTCTGTAAATCTGAAGTTGCTTTTGCCAGTTCGTCCGGATCTTTAATACTTAAAACCCTTTCTTTATGGCATTCGTATACCTCCATCATGCTTTCTCTAAAACGTTCGTCCATAGAAATATGTCTCCTTTCATTTTTATTTCATTAAAGCGTGTGATTTTCACGCGAAGTCTTTACCAGCAACACTATTTGCTTTTTCTCGGGGATTTTGTCGAAATCGTCAGTGATTTCTATCGTGTAGTAATCCTTATCCTCCGTTTCCTTGATGTGAAGTATTCCGCTGGGCTTTCGATCAATACGGATTGCCGTGATAATAAAGCCAAAGGCAACCCCTACAAAAAATGCAACAGCAATTAATAGAATGTTCATACTTTATCTCCTTTACAAAAATATCACTAAGAATGGGTATCTGCGTATGGTTCTTATGCAAAAGAAAAGAGACCTTCAAGGTCTCCTTAATCTTTAAATTTACTTAATAGGAAGAAAAATCGTCTGTAACGATCATAATATGTGTCCCTGGAACAAGGAATCGTCTGTAGCGCATTCATAACATCAAACGACAGCCCTTCTGTCACACCTTTTAAAATATAACTATAAAGCTCCTCGTCAGCCTCGATCGCAGTTTGCTCTATTATTTTCATCTTTTCTTCGTAATGAACTTTTGCGATCGCACACTTTTCAACTAAGCTAGAATTGTCTTTTTCTTTCCTAGGTTTGATAAGACTGGTAGAGTTAATAACCGCATCAATGGAATCATATGCTTTCTTCCATTCCGGATACTGCAAACAATAATACTTGAGTTCATAGTATCGATACTTACCTATGTAGTATTTGTTCTTCTCTGATAATTCCGATTTCAAAATATCACTCCTTTCTTCCATCCCAGACATATCCTGTATGACTCTCTAAAAGAACCGGAGAAATATAATAGTTAATGCGCCCTAATTTACTGTCCATTTCTTGAACGCTAGTAACTCTCTTGCCTCTCCTGGTGGCAACTCCGATTGGCAGCCAGCCTTCAATGATTCCCGCTCGGACCCATGACGGATCTTTGCCATATACTTTTGCTGCTACCACAACCGGTACTGAATTATTCATAAATATCACGCTCCTTTCATCGATGATATTATGCTTTAACGTAGTGAAATATAAGTCTATAATGTAAATCCCGCATAAGAGACGGTTAAAGGTTAGTCCTTAATTTCACCCTTTCTCGCGGAAGTGAAAATTCGATCAATTTCATTTTCACTTTTTGCATTCCTGATTTTCTCTTTTACTTTCTCTGAATAACAGAGATCCTTTGCGATTTTTAAAGCATGTTTTTTAATTAGATTTAATCCTGTTTCCATAGTTCCTCCCTATAAACACAAAAAATAAAAAAGAGAAAGGCCATGCTTGAGCAACGAACTAAGCATGGACCGGTTCAATTTAATGAACTACATTCGTGTCACAGTTCTTCCTTTCTCTCCATTATAGAATGTGAAAATTTCGCGAAGGTGTACGAATTGACAATTCCTACACTTTTGAAATATAATCCAAATCATCTAAAAGAAAGGAGAATACAAAGAATGTTGATGAAATGCCCTGAGTGTGGTCTGCAGGTATCGGATAAAGCGATAATGTGTCCTCATTGCGGTCTTCCATTATCGGATAAGCCCATACCTCAGAAACGCTCAAAACGCAAACACAGACGTTTACCTAACGGATTCGGTCAAATTACCGAAATTAAAGGAAAACCCCTTAGAAAGCCGTTCAGAGCCATGGTAACGGTTGGTAAGACCCCGAAAGGTAAACCAATCTGTAAGATACTCAAACCAGAAGGTTATTTTGCCACTTATAACGAAGCGTATGAAGCACTGGTTAAATATAACTCGAATCCCTACGATCTCGACAAAGAGATGACCATGGATGAGTTGTATAAAGTTTGGTACAAGCATCATCAAAAAGACGTTAAACCACAATCAATGCATTGGATGGATAATGTTTGGAGCTATTGTAATCAAATATACTCAATGAAAGTGCGGGACGTCCGTACACGTCATATAAAAGGTTGCCTCGATAACGGTTTCGTATTAATAAACGGCGAAGAGCATCGACCTCCAAAAACTGTTATTAATAACATGAAGTCTTTATTAAATATGATGATGGATTATGCGGTAGAATTCGAACTTACAGATCGCAACTATTCCAGAGCGTTTTCTTTGGCGAAAGACGTTGGAAAAGAGATTGAAAAAGATCGTAAAAATCATATTAGTTTTTCGGATAAGGAAATGAAAACTTTATGGCAGCATAAAAACGATCCGTCCGTAGACCTTTTACTCATTCACTGCTATACTGGCTTTAGACCACAGGAACTTTCAAATATAACTCTAAACAATGTGGATCTTAAAAACTGGACCATTACGGCAGGAATGAAAACAGAAGCAGGAGAGAATAGACTCGTGCCAATCCACAGCTGTATTCGAGATATGGTAAAACACCGCTATGATGAAGCAATGAAAATAGGTTCGGATTACTTGTTTAATATTTATCGTAATAGTAAAACAAATATCCAGCCAATGAACTATAATACTTATAGTAGAGAATTCAATAATATAATCAATCGATATGGTATGAATCCTCTGCACAGACCGCACGATCCAAAGAAACAGTTTACAACCATGGCTAAAAAATATAACTTGAATGAGTATGCTATAAAGAGACTCGTCGGACATAAAATTAACGACATTACCGAAAAAATATACACAGACAGAGATCCTAAATGGCTGGCCGAAGAAGTGGAAAAAATTAGAGTAGATGATTACGTCGCGAATGTATAAATGGTGTATGAATGAACCACATTTACGTACATTTTACTAAATCCTACTAAATCTAAAATGCCTATAAAATCAGCATTCTTTGATACTTTTAGAAACTCGGCAAAAATGTTAAAAATATCTCGAATGCTGATTTATAGGGCCTTAAGAAAGGAAAGTGTATGAGTAATGTACAACTGTACCACTCTTTATTACAAGCAAGCGCCTTTAAACGTTGTGTATAGGCAGACAACTTTGAGACTGATAATCATTAACAAATATAAAAAGAAGGAGACTAACTTTTTATAGTATACGGAGTTATTTCTGTTAAGCGATTTATTAAATTGGAGAGTAATAATGCACTTAGGCGCTTGCTCGTAAACGAATATTAAATATAACCGACGCCCATGTTAGCAAAACAGTAAGGTTATAATTAAATGAGCGAAATAATTGAAAAAGCAAGGTATTTTGTATAATATTTTCTATGGGTTCACGGACGCCGGCTATAAGCATAATTATCTAGGAGCGATCTGAATAGCATCAATCGGCTCGCCGATAATACCGGCAAAACCATTATTCGGATCGTTCCAGTTGTATCCGGTTACCCAAGGTAACCAAACTTTCTTTTTGCGAAGATGAACTCTGTATTTCACAGGTTTATCCGCTTTCAGAGCAAAGCCGTCAATCGGAGAACCTTTAAGCCCTGCAAAGTCAGAACGGTTCTTAACCTCCGGCAAATATCTTGCTGTATGTTTCTCATATCTGTCTCCACCCCAGCAGTGAACCTGGTAGTAAACATTACCCGCATTGCAGCTCACATAAACACAATCTACGTCAGAACCATAGATTCCTGCAAAGTCGTTTGTGTTATAAACGTTTGGCTGCCAAGTTTTGTGAATATCATCATAGATCTGATAGGTAAAGACAACTCCAGTCGGAGCTGGCTGCGGTTTTGGCGAAGAACCAGGAAGATCAGCGTTTAAATATGGCTCCGGATCGATCTGATATCCGTCAGAACGACGAACTTCCCAATGGAGATGGCCTCCCTTAGAATGACCCGTATTATCCATATACGCTAAGACCTGTCCTTTTGCTACAGTCTGGCCCATAGATACTTTAGTGGTACCATAAGCCAGGTGTGCGTACATAGTGTACATACCATTCGGATGTCTTAAGAGAACATAGTTACCATAAGATCCGTCTTCGTACCCTGTACAGTTTGTACGAAGTGCAACTACGGTACCTGCGGAATGAGCTGTAATCCAGGCAAGGACATTGTAAGAGCCGTTAAAGCCTGTTAAGTCGATACCCCAGTGATTGTAATTGTAGCCCTTACCTCCATTAATATGGTAAGGCTGCGTAATAGAGGTTCTGCCTCCCTGAATGACTCTGGATGTTACTGCCATTTACTCTTCACCTCCGTTTTTAAAGATCTCTGCAAATTCTTCAGGCTCTTCCAGTTCGATATAAACACCGACTTCCGGAGTTACTTCCTGATGAACCTTTTCTTTTTTACCCAAAACTTCATCGTAGATTTCCATTTTGATTTCTCCTTTCCTGCATAAAAATAAGCCCCGAAGGGCTAAGCTAAACGTAAGGGGAGCTGAATTCATTGATTCCTACCAAGGCATCACCTCCCTTTTGAAATTGTTTTTCAGAAAATCCCACCCGGGGAATTTTTCAGATGAAATTTCATAGATCGATTAAATAATCTCCCAATCCCGGATCTCTTCGTAAATGTCTTTGACAAAACTGTTTCCTTTTCGTGCAACATATGCTTCGTACAGAAAATCCATATTCTGTCGCTCGAATCTTGGAATCTTTCTCTCTTCTTTATACTTTAAATAGGTATTCAGTATATGCGTCCGCAAAAGGCATTTGATCGCTTCATTGTCTGAGCGATTATACTCAATTGATTTTCTGATCGGTTTAGCTATTGCGATGATCAAAGCAGCAATAGCCATTACTCCATTGCATAGCGTAACAATTAAAGTAAAAAGTGGCATTATTCGTCATCTCCTGTCGTATCATTTGTAAAGTCAGTAATGCTGATGCTATGGTCTTTATTCCATTTCGATTTGGAGATTTCGATAATTGCCGCTAAGAATGTTGAGATAACAACAATCGTTTTGTTGATTTCATCCGGAAATGGGAATCCCCAGATAGCTGCTAATCCAATGTAAGCTGTGCCTAAAGCAACTAGCCAACGTTGAATTGTTGTAATGATGTCATAAGCTTTGTCACTAAAAACCATTTTGATTTCTCACCTCCTACCCTTCTTTGTAATGTGTTGAGCTGTTAAATACGGAGGTAAGATCGGATTGAGCGACCCAACTTCCGTTTACTTTTTTGTAAACTTTTTCTATTGTTGCATTATTCGGAATACCACTAAAATCAAACGTATATTCTACATAGCAATTTCCAAGTCACAGTCAGTGTTGTAAATCTATACACGGTTTGCTCCTTTTAATTCTGATTATACTGATTCCACGATGTCCAACCTGCTTGACCGTTGTATGCACGAATCCAAAACTTCGATGCAGCACCAATCGGATATGCTATTTGGTGAATATAATTGCCATTATTATCATGTTTAAAAACGATATATGCTGTCCACCCTGTTTGTGGTGCATTACTCAAACTATATCCTGTATATATACCATTGTTGGTCATGTTATTCGCATTTGTAATTCCTTTATCAGCGCATTTTATATATCGCAAAGCATCTTTATTCAACGCATTCAAGTCAATCGGTGAATAAGTCGAACCCGTACTACTTGGCGTAAACTCTTTCCACAAGCCACGAGCATATAAATGCACATCTGCACTTCTATTACCGCTTGAAGTTGAATAAAGCCAATATATAGGAAAATGAGTAGTAGACCCTTTCGAATCATTCATAATCCATCCATTAAAACCCGCCATATCTTTTGCAGTATGCGGTTGTGAATAAAATGTAAATGGATAGGCTTCATTACCTTGTGCTTGTCCCGATGGAGCGATATAACCGCTTCCCCATTGTCTCGTCAAAGGAACATTTGTATAGGTATGCATACCCCAACACTCCGCAACACCGCTCGCCCACTTGCGATATGTCCATATACCGCTAGTGCCCTGCTCTACAATATAATCGGCAGAGCCACCGCTGTTGATTAGGTCATATATTTTATCTACAAGATGGTCTGTACCATCATAATCTAATACTTGCATTTAATACCTCTATTTCCATGTACCAAAACAATATAATCTGACCATAATTGACAAATTTGCTTCTGAACGTGATGCCCAAATATATCCATTCACATTAGATGCGTTTGTATTAGTTGTTAAACTCATACCCATCATGTGTGAATTATTGCCTACTGTTGCAATGACAGTCGGAGTGTTATTAAATACACCGTTCGGAATACTAAAATTTGTATTATTTCCGCTGAAATACAATGAACCCCATGCAGTCTGAAGGCTTAATCTAACTGAACCAAAATACCATGCTTCACTTGTTCCGCTTGCCCACTTACGATATGTCCATCCACCCGATGTACCGTGTTCCACCACATAGTCTTGTGCATTCGTACCCGTACCGCTTGCAGTACCAAACATCGCATCGATTTCACTATTTGTGATACGCTCCATATTAACGCTCGTATCTATCTTGTCAGCAAGATTGCGTAATAATGTTGAAAGTTTTCTCATGTTGCGTCTCCTATATATTCCCAATGTGAACTAGTCCACGTTTCTGGCTCTGAAATTTCAACGAGAGCCTCATAAACACCGCCTTCATGTTTGCACCATTCACCTAATTTATATCGCTTTTCGTCATAGCCTGTTGCGATTTTATTCGCGATGTATAAATATAACTCCGACGTTATCTGATGCTCTATATGATCACCACTTGATGCATCAACAATGCAAAATTTTTCATGTTCTGCTTCTCCGAATAGCGTAACACCACGCCCACCTCTTAAACGAGAAATTGTTATAATGGCAGTCTTTTGAACGCCTTCCCAATAGTTTTTCTCGTCAGTGATTCTGGCGGTATAAATATAAGTTGCTGTCGAAGCATCTTGAACGGTTTGCACCCACTCTTGTGTGAACGAATAAGAAGATGGAGTAAAAGTAACCGTTTCTGTGTCCGAAGGGTCGTCTGATTTTGTTCTTGTTATCCTTAAAGTAAAATCATTCTGATTATCAACCGGCGCTACGTTACCAGTAACAATTGTCCGAATCGTAGTTCCTAAAGTCTGAATCTGAATAGAACCTGTAGGAATATAATAATCATATACTGTTATCGAGTTTTGTTCATTCGTAACAGAAACAAGCCTGGTATCCAAAACAACGACTTTTACAGTATTTACTTCAGCAGCCGTAAAAACGTTTGTAGTCGCCACATATGAAATATTTCCGGTTCCCTCATCAACAACTTTAGAAGCTGTATACGTTGAATCCTTTACTGTAACATTTACCGATGAAATATCAGCGCTATAAGTTCCATGAGCCTTGACTGTTATTACAGCTTTAGAAAGCGTTTTCGCATATCGATTAAATCCGGACACAGGAGAACCTTCGGCTATGCTTATGCTATCAATAACCGGAACAATGGTGTTTGGAACTGTAACGGTGAATGTTTTTGACTGGGTTGTTCCCATCTGGTTACCATTAGCATCATATGTCGCCAAATAACATGTAGCGGTTGTGGATGTTGCCGTAATGATATAATTCGCTAAATTTAGATTAAAATTGCTATCTGTAAATGTATACTGATCAGTATTTCCTGGAGAAATATAATCTGGAGTAGTCCATTGATATCCGCCAACATCGAAACGAACTTTAAATTTAAATGTCGCAATAAGCGGAGTCCATTTAACTGTCACCGTTGCACCGGGATCAGATAAAGTCACATCGGTAACCGAGTCGATTGAAGATGCTTGTGGTTCCCATACGGCATACAATGTAGCAGCCGCATTAGAAGTATACCTGCCTCCAGCGGTATAAGTCGGTGTGGTCGCAGTCGAACTTGTGCTCCATCCTAAAAACTTATATCCCGATCTCGTTGGCTGCGTTGTAGATAAGGTTAAGGTTCTATCATAGTACTTTGTTTGGTTGCCTGGCGCTCCTGTTCCGTTATTTGCGTTATAGCTAATTGTATATGACGGTCTTGCTGGAACACTTATCGTAAGTGATACCGTCGAGTTTCCACATCCGACGTTGGCAGTTGCCGAATACGATTTATTAGTTGCCGAATTTTCTCTTGTTACGGTAACGTCTTTTGTCCAAGGGCCATTTCCCCAACCATTTCCGCTACTATTGTAAATATTTCCGCCACTTACTTTTGATGTACCATTGATAGACAAACTCGAAGAAGACCAGCCCGTATATTCTGTAAAATATACATTTGCATGCAATCGATAAGTTACAGAAGTGTTTGTTGATGACACCTGAGAAAAGTACATTGCAACTTTATAATTAGATCCACTGTAATACGTTACGCTTTGCGCGCTAACGGTGTTGCCATAATACCATGTATTAGCACTGCTCATTGTATTCTCCTATTTTTAACCGCCAATCCAAACATCATTTAAATTGAATTTTCCATTTTGAACTTCACCATGTCGAATCGCCCATTGTAAATTATCTCCTTCGGAAAACGATACCTGTTTCTGTGTATCATAGGTATCCGCTTTAACTCCGGATGTGTTAATTTCAAACAATGTTTCTCCGGACTGATTTTTATACTTATATGAATCTTCATCCTGAACAGAATAAATATCAGAAACATTTCCGGTTTCGTCAGTCGACTGAATGATTAAACCGTCCGCACCAAAAGTAAAATATTTTTTAAGATTGTTGTTTGCATCGATTAGAACCTGGATCTGACCATTGATTGCTTCTAATACCGCAGAATAGTATTCCTTAATGTTCTCATCATAAGTTGCAATTTGCTGTGAGAAGATTCCAGCTGCACCATCAGCATTTATGAAACCAGACTCATTTATGACATTGATTTGCTTTTGTAAATTTTCAGATTTAACAGAATTGTTTTCGGTTTTGGAATTGACATAATTAATATTGTTATTAATGTTTGTGACATTTTTATTTGTTTTACCAACAAAACCAACAAACAAATCACTTAATGTCATTGTATTGGATGTAGGATCTAAAAGTTTTAAACTCTGTGATTTAACTAATATATTTCGATTGATTCCATGAAATTCGGACCTTATTGGAATATACATTCCGGGTTTAAAGAAATTAATGCTAGAACCCGCTTTTGCCATGTCAACGGCGTTTACTTCGATGGATACTTTTGGGGCACAGATATCGGCTAAATATGCCGTTGCCTTTGTTTTGAGAATGGAAGGCACCGTAACGTCGTCCCAAGTATGAGTCGCCACAATACGTCCATAACGGCTGATTCCTTCCGCATTTTCAATATAGTTCACACCTAAATTAACCGACGTTATATCGACTCTTTTCGAAGTACCATCTTCTGTTTCTTCAGAAGCGCCGAAAGGTATCAAAACTGTTGCTAACTCCGTCACGTCAGTTTCTTGTGTCAAATCTAAAAGATTGTTCCCAAAATCAATCGTCTGTTCGGAAATTTCGGTAAAATCTTCCAAATAGTCTAAATATAACACTCCGTCTTCTTTTCTTACGGATAAATATCCGCCATAAGACTCGACGATGTCGTCTAAACGATTTATGGTCGGTTCGTAATTTTCATATTTTCTATAAACATACTCGTCTTCTACTGTTACATTTCCTAAGTGAACAAACTTATAAGCATCTACCTGTGCATTATGCTGATCCAGGAAACTTTGTAACAATTCGGAAAGGGTTCCATTAAATGTGATTGGTTCAAAAATTGAATCGTTAAAAACCGCTAATAAACCTTCGCAATTTACAGTTGTTTTTCCGTAAAAATCTTTAGGTCCAACACCAAAAACCCTTCCTGAAAATAAAAGCTCATCATTTCTGTAAAGATCTACATAAGATACCAAATCCTCAAAATTATCATATTCGATATTGGAAATTGGAAGTTTAAAAGAAAGAGACCCAGCCTTTCCGACTTCAAGTCTAAGATCTGGGTCAACGATTGAATATTCTTTATAACCATGCAAGGCGTCATCGAAAAACAAAATATCATTTGTTTCTTCATCTGAATATTTTGTGTGATATAAACGATACATTATAACCTTCCTTGTTTACTATCTATCTTAATATAAGCATTCGCATCTTCTGTTAAAGTATTAACGCCTAAATAATTATCACCCTTATTTAACAAGATTCCTGTTAATACATGTTCGCCAGCAGATACTGTATAAGTATTTTTTTCAAACGTAATAGTCATCGGAACATTTGTTGTAATTGTTGGTACCGTTTTCATAGAATCATTACTAACAACAATCGGATCGTTATATACCAATTTTACATCACCACTGTCTGCCCACACGTTGTTCTGACCGAGTAGTGTGTTTACTTGGGTAGGTGTTAGCTGTACTGTGATTGGGGTTGCGAGTTTAGCGACATAAGTAACAGGAGTTCCACCACTTGCTTGTGTTGAAAAATATGACTTCATAGCCGTTACATCAGCAAATTGGTCTGCTCTCCAATATAGACCGCGATTATAAACAGCAATTGCATTATCAATTTCGTTATTTCCAACTGGTGAAGTTGCTGGAACAAAGTGACTACAATAGTTGTTATTATTATTGTTATTGTCTGCAAGATTAGTTAATGCTTGACAAGAAAATCTTGTATGCCCAACGTAAGCGGATGAAGTAATGGTTTCATTTCCAGTAAAAGCATATCTCTCATGCGTAAGTGTCAACTCCCCACTCGTCACGTTCAGCGAACCACCATAGACGGTCTGACCTAAATTGACTGTGGTGGTGTTGCCGTTGTAAGGTTCAAATGTAGTAACAGAAGAACCTCTTTCTAACATTGGTCTGAACGTTTCGTTATTAAATGTCGTTCCTTGCCAAATTGCGATATAAAAGTTTGAACTCGATATAGGCATGGCGACTTCGCTCAAATAAGTATCTGTTGCTCCACTACCATAATCGTATAAGCCTTTAAATGTTCCGTTGTCATAAAACTGCGCAATCAACGCATATCTGCCGTTTCCACCACCGCTTGGGCATCCGCTTAACGTATATGTTCCGCTCGGCAATGTTTTCCATGAGTTCATATTTTTTAAGATAAACACAGCCGTTCCAGTTGCTGTCCCATTGACAGTAACAGAACCATCACTGTTAGCAGTAAAAGTGATGCCGTTATTTGTAGATGTTGCACTGTTATATGGACATGGTAGCAGATTCTTCCCAACAACATTCACATCCACGCTGTCCCATCCGCTGATTGGGCAGATGTTTTCGTATGGTTCGTACTGTGTCAGTTTGTTCGATGACAAGCAGAAAAACGGAAGAATGGTTAAATTATTAACTGTTGTTCCCGATGTCTGCACTTGTATCCTTAACCATGTTGCGGTTGCAGTAGACGATGATTCAAGAAAGTCTGATGACATTCCAAAAGCGTTAGTGCTTGCGTATGCATGCGTAGTATGGTCAGAAGTATCACCGACTGCTTGCAATTTAACTGCACTATTTGTATTAGTTCCGCTCTTAATTGCATAACCAATATTCAAGGATTTATCTTTGGGGAGAGCAAGCACTCCATTTGCGTAGTTTAGGTTAAAGAACGTATTATTTGCTGTGGTCGTTCCGTTAATTGTGAAAGAGCCATCTGCATTGTATGTGCAAGTAATCCCCGTCCTTGTTTGTGTTTGCCCTACTGTAAAGTTCGTTACTTTCAGCAGATTCTTCCCACTGCCACCGCTCCACGGATGATCATATCCGTTTAAATCCTGTACAGGATCGATATCAACATTTAAACTCTGTAACGGAACATTTGCCATTGGATATTCAAATGAAACTAAAACGCCTTCTAATTCGTGTTTTAATGAGCTGATATAAATTTTATTACCGGTTACGTCACTATACTTATACGGATCGACCGTTGCTGTGATGTCAAATTTAAAGAATCCGTTATCTATTTTGAAATCGCCGACTTTAAGTCGTCCTTCGTAATACCAATCCTGATCAGCGGAAAAGACAATTTTCTTTCGCCGTCCATTTAATCGGTTCTGCACTTCGGAAAATATTCCATGCTGGTCATCCAACCACCACGGGATAAGAAACCCCATGGTGATTGTACGATCTTTATATCTCACATCCCCGAAGTAATCGGTTTCATCTAAAGAACCGTTTCGGAATGGCACATCGATTAATACGAGCTGAGGTTCTGCAGATCCGATTGTCATTGTTTCAAACACAATGTTAAAATCTTCCCATGAATTTTCATCATCGAAATCTACTGTTTTATCCAGCATTACATTACTCCTCTCTGTACTAAAACATCCATAGTGCCAAATTCGTTATTCATTCCAGGCGCTGTAGCACCGACTAATTCTCCAGAATCTAATACAACCTGAAGATTTTCCATTCTGGAAGCGACTGTGTCGAGACGATTGTTAATAGAGTTAATTGCGTTGATAACACGTCCATCGTTAAATGCATTCTGCAATAATCCTGATCCACTTCTTCCAAGTCCTCCAGCAAGATTTACACTCGTAGAACTTCCACCAAGTAAGGAACTTAAAGATCCCATTCCATTTTGAATTTCTGATAAATCTAATACCGGAGTAATTGTCGGATTGAAATCTGAATCCTCAAGTACGTTTGAAATGTCAGACATAGAATTCCGCAAAGTATCCAAAGCAGTATTTGCCACTTTCTTGGAGGAATCGTCTACAAGATAGCTAAACTGTGTAAGACCATTCGCAAGACCTCTATCGGAGTCAACGCCTAGTTTAAACATTTCCCGTGACGGTGAATGCGAATCTAATGCTTGTTTTGCCGCATTGACTGCGGTTCGACCAATCGCATAATATGTCCAATAAACGCTTGCCTGCATTGCATATGAGCCATTAATAAAACCTTGAACTGCGCCAACACCAGCCCAATACATATCACCGCTGATGTTTACAGCACCTTTCGCCGCATTAACAACGGACTTCATTGCCGACTGAACTGATCCAGCGGCAGCCGTAAAACCTTTTGCATATGCTTGCATTGTTCTCTGGCCTTCTGTCTGGAAGGTTGGTTCACAATATGCGAGATAAATGACAAGCGCCTTAATAATTGTTATAAGCGCCTGCCCAACAGTATTTGACTGACTGGAAATTCCTGTTGATAAGTTCTTACCAAAATTTGATCCCTCGGTTTTGAACTGACTCTGATAAGACTGAATTGTCGTAACCGCACTATCGAAGCTTGTCTTAATAGCAGTTACAACCTGTGGAAATGCTCCGTTGAATGAAGCAACAAAACCACTAATACTGGTACTAGCCATTGTTTCCATAGCCGATTTAAAACTAGCTGCCGCATTCGCAATATTTCCATCAATACCTTTAAGACATGCTAATAATTGATTAATCGCTACTATAGCAGTAGAAACCGAAGCGTAATCGGTATTTGCCACTGTCGTTGAATAATTAACAAGAGCATTGCCGAATAACACTAACTGGGCTCCAAAGGTAGCCATGTCGTTGTCGCCGCCAAATACTGAGAAAAGACCTCCTGTTTCGGGGATGGTCGCTGCCAAAGCGGTCAGCGCCATACCTATAATGGTTGAATACCAAGCGGCCTGAGCATCCATACCAGATACTGCAGTGGAATAATCAGCTAACGATTTACCAAAGACTTTTAACTGGGCTCCAAAGGTAGCCATGTCATTATCTCCGGCAAAGAACGAAATTAATCCTCCAGTATTCGGAACTGTAGCAGCCAAAGCAGATAAGGCTGCACCAGCAATTGCTGAAGCAACTACTGCGCCCGCATTAATTCCTGCCACAGCATCAGAATATGCTTTCATTGCAAAACCGAAAGGAATCAACTGACTTCCAAAAGTATCTAAATCATTGTTACCAGTAAAGAACGAAATCAATCCTCCAGTATTTGGTACTGTATCCGCCATTGCAGCAAGTGCTGCACCAGCAATTGCTGAAGCGACTACTGCACCAGCATTAATTCCAGTTACTGCCTGAGAATATAAATTCATGGCATAACCAAACGGAATTAATTTTCGTCCAAATTCATCAATATCGTTTTCACCAACGAAGAAACCAACAACGCCACCGCTGTTTGGCACGGTATCAGCCATTGCTGCTAATGCTGAACCAGCTACCGCCGATGCTTGTACTGCTTCAGCGTTAATTCCCGTTACTGCTTGAGAATATAACTTCATTGCAATACCGAAAGGAACCAGCTGAGCTCCAAAAGTATCCATATCATTCTCGCCTGCAAAGAAGCCAAGAACGCCACCACTGTTTGGAAGTGTTGACGCCATTTCTGCGATTGCTTTACCAGCATTTGCCGCATTTTCTACAACACCAGCATCTAAACCGACAGTAGCATCAGCAAATGCTTTAATAGATTTACCAAAGTCTTCAAGCTGAGGTCCAATCATACTCATGTCATTTTCGCCAGCGAAGAATCCTGCTACACCACCGCTGTTCGGTAACGCTGCGGCCATTTCTGCAATAGCTTTACCTGCATTTGCTGCATTTTCTACAACACCAGCATCTAAACCAGCAACCGACTCAGAGAATTTTTTCATAGATTCTCCAAACGGAACAAGCTGATCACCGAGTGTTGCAAACGAAGTATCTGCTCCTAAAAATTCAGCAATACCATTAAGTAAGCTTGAAGCGGTGAGTACTAGAATCGTCTCCGCTAAAGTCAAAGCACCTTTCGCTACTGACGAATCAATATTTCTTGCACCATCAATAAATGGTTGCAATCTGGTCATAAATGCTGATAAGTTATCTGCAATCGTTGGAAGACCGTTGGAAAGCCCTGCTAACGCGCCACCAACAATATTTCCAAGAAACGAACCAATCGCATAACCAATCTTCTCTAAAATTGGAATACCGTTGGTTAGGAGATCTTCCAAACCAGAAATTTTTGTTGTGAGCCATCCAAGTCCCGCTACCAAAGCACCTAGGCCAACAATAATTGCCATTAAGATTGCCAAACCAGCTAATGCAGCTGTACCCATAGCACCAACAATGGCGAGCAATGCCGCTGCCTCGGAAAGCGATTTGATTGCATTAACAAATTCTGTAAGGGTAACATCTTTAAAGAGATCCATTACCGCATCGATAAAACTCTTAACAAACTTGGCAACAGCTTGAACGAGCTCCGGCATTCTTGCGGCAACACCTTCAATTACTTTAATAACGATGGTGATTACTTTATCGATTATCTGCGGAATATACTGGATTAACATATCCAATAACTTGATAATCGTCTCAAATATCATTGGAGCGGCTTGAAGAATTGCATCGCAAACCCCCCGCAATAAAGCGACAAATGCCTTAACAATTGAAGGTATCGCATTGGCTATTACATCAGCAACGGCTTTGATTATCTCGCCAAACGCTCTAACGATTTCTGGTATAATGGATAAAATTGCTTTTATAAATGCTGCAAGTCCAACTCCGACTACAGCCAAAGATCCACCCAATGCGGTCAAACCTGTTGCTAATAGTGTAATACCAGCACCTGCGGCAATACATCCAACGCCAAATAACGTAATAGCAAGCCCGAGTTCAACGAGAACTCCAACTACAGGTTCTAAGAGCATTCCCGCTACACCTAAAACGGCTAAAGCCGCCGCTAAAGCAAGAATCATCTTTCCGAGTGATTCCCAGGACATATTAGCGAATGTAGTTAACACTGGAAGTAGAATTCGCATAGCAGCAGCAAATACTAATAAACCTGCCGCCGTAGAAGTCAAACTTGAACCGGTGTATCGCATGGTAAGAGCCAACGCTGCTACTCCACCAAGCGCACCAGCTAAACCAACCAAACCTCTAGCTAGTTCACTCCAAGATAACCCTGCTAGTTTAACAACAGCCGAAGCCAAAATAGTTACACCGGCAGCAAACGGAATCATAGCCAATCCCACGGATAATAACGAAGAACTGGTTTTCTCGAGCGTGATTGCTAATCCTGCAACGCCTCCTAATATCGCAGCAAAACCAACTAAACCAACTGCAAGTTGATTCCAGTTTAAAGCTGATAACATTAATACTGCTTCCGATAATATAACAACGCCTGTCGCAAACGGAATTAAGGACAAGCCTAGACTTTTTATTGATGCTCCAGTGTATTTAAGACTAACTGCGAGTCCAACAATGCCGCCTAAAATAGCCGCAAAACCAGTTAAACCGACTGCTAATTGATTCCAAGACAATCCTGCTAAATTTTTCACAGCGGAAGCCAAAATAGCAACGCCAGCCGCAAATGGAATCAACGACATACCAAAACTTTTTAAGTCGGACTCGGTGTATTTCAGAGTAACGGCAACACCAACGATTCCACCGAGTATTGCCGCTAATCCAGTAAGCCCTTTTGCTAATTCATTCCAACTTAAATTAGATAATTTCTTAACTGTGCTAGCCAGTATTCCAACGCCGATTCCAAAAGCAATTAAACTTGCGGTGCCTTTATCAAATGTTACTTCATGTTCTTCTAAATATTTGAATAATAAAACAACTTCAACGAGAATTGTTGAGAATCCAGCTAATGCAACAACCATTTGCTCGGGGTTTAATTCTCCTAACATTCTTAAAGCCCCAGCTAAAATAAATATAGCTGCCGACATTTTAATAAACGAAGTTGTTGTATCTCGTAATTTATTGCCAAAAGATAAACTGTCAAAGAAATTCGTAATGGATTTTTTGATTGAGGTTGTTGAGGTAAAAGTTGGAGTTAATCGTTGTACAGCTAATCCAAAAGCAGCGATTGTCGTGGTTAAAACTGCCAAAGGTGCAGCCAAACGTTCGGGATCAATCGAAGACAAAACAACTAAAGATGCTGTTAAAATAGCAATAGCAGTAGCAAAACTTTTAATAAGTGAAGCTCTACTACCATTACTTCCAACTAGATCTGTAAGTTTTCCCTCTAAAGTACCTAATACTTCCCCGATATTATTTAAAAAACCTGTGGAATTCGTAATGATTGATTTTAAACCATAAAGCAAAGTAGCAAATATTCCACCAGTGGCAAAATTAGCAGTAAGTTTATCAAAATCTAAATTGTTAAATATCTTAATAACCGAATCAGCAACTTTATCTAGTAAATCTAGTAAACTTCCTAAAAGGGTCTTAATTCCGGGAGCAATTTTTGAAGCGAAATCCCCAAGTCTTTTAAAAATTTCGCCAAAGGCAGTTCCAACTTTGCCAAATATCTCGCCTAGTTTAAAACCGCCTTCTGTTAATTTTGGCATGTGCCGATTAATAAATTCTTTAACTTTTTCGCTAAGTTCTTTAATTTTATCGGTTACGTTTTTAAAGCCCTCGGCTGCTCTTCCGGTTCCAATGGTAACACCAGCAAAACCTTCAATGACTGCCGTTACGAAAGTTCGAATACCTTCAATAACCGGTGTTAAAAAGTTCGAAATGGTTTCAAATACATCACGAATAATGTGACTTTTCTTTAAAAATTCATCCAAGCGAACTAAAAGTTGACCAACATTACTACCAAGCGTAAGCACACCGCTACCAGCCGGTAATATTGCACCAACAACATCTTTGATAACGCCAAATACGCCTTTTAAGATTTGCCATCCAATATCTAATACGGAAAAGAACCCTTTAAAAATATTGGTGACCTTATAAATTGTATCGCCGTTAATTTTGATGCTTTCAATAAATTTTCTGAAACGATTTAAAAGTTCTCTTATCGAAGTAGTAAATGTATTACTATCTTCAATACTAAACACACTCTTAAACGCTGTTCCTAAAGAATGCGCAATTTTTCCAATCTCATCAAAAATATGAACAACTGATTTTCCCACATATTCAATGGATTTAATAATGTTAAAAATATCAGTCGATAATTGTTTTCGATCAATGCCATCAATTTTATTCTTAATAGTAGTGAATACGCCATCGGCAAGATTTTTCCATTTCATTAAGTATTCAATACCATTTTCATCAGCGGCCCAGCCAAGAGTATCTCTAATCGCCGATTTCACATCATTGATCAACACTCTTACAGAGTTTAACATCTCAACGAGTTTGCCCTCATTTTCAATGATCGGGGTCCAAAAATCAGCACCGATTTTAGAAAGAGCTGAACGAATATTAGATAAAACACCTTGCAAAGTCTTGTTTGCATCTTTTGCATGCTCACCAAAAGCAGAGTCCATTGCTTCGGAAAACATCGCAAAACTGATCTTACCTTTTGAAACAAAATCTCTTAACTGAGCCTCAGATACATCAAGACCCCCCGTAAGATCTTTAATTGCTTTTGTAACTTCATCACTTGCTGTTCTACTTCCGTGGTTAACATCATTAAAGAACTTAACCATTTCCATAGCAGCGTTTACGCCTCTACTAGAAATCTGCAAAAGCTGATCGCCCATCAGACGACCATTACCAGCAACAGTTGTGAACACCCTAGAAATATCTTCATAGGATGAATTAGTCATTGCCGCTAAGCCAGAAATACCTCGCAATGCTTTTGCCATTGGAGAATTTCCAGTCGTTCCAAAGGTCTCACCAAACTTTACGCCAGAAGCAGATAACTGAGAAGCTGCCATAGCTGCTGCATCCAAGCCATATGCTGTACTTTCTACACCATAGTTAATATCGGCTGAAATATCATTCCATGCAATGCCCAAACCCGCTAACTGGAATTTTGCATTTTCTATATTCTGCGCTCTTCGCTTACCGCCTTCAATAATGGTGTTAGTAATTGAACTAACGGCTTTCTTAACCATTGAAATCGCGGAATTGGTTAAATTCTGAATCGCGGTCATTCCAATGATTCCGAGCGTCGAAAAACGATTGCTAATTGATTCCAAAGCACTCGACATCGCATCAAAATTTACACCGCTGACCGCTTTACTTAAATTTTTATTGGCTTTTTCTGCTGCCGAAGAAAGATTTAAAGACTCCTTGAATTTTTCAAGAGATTCTTTTGACTGTTTAATATTTTTCTCGAAATTACTGTTATTAAACTTCATTTCGACTACTCTATTATCAACAGTAGTACTCATGAATCAATCTCCTTCCCGATAGCTAAAGCCATATCATCAAATACCGGACGTATCGCCGGATTAATGTAATCTCTTCCCTGAACATAGCCACCGGTTCCAGTACCGTGGCCATATTGCAATAAGATTGCTATTAACTGTCCTTTTTCTATATGGCTATTACGCCATGTGATTTTGTATCCTTGTCCTGTTTTAGAAATCGTGTAGTACCAGGACCCAGCAGTTTCTCCAGAATCAACAGGAGTAGCAGAACTCAATGCTGCCACTCCTTTCTGCCCACAAGCATTTAAAATATCCATCCTGGAAATTTTTTCACTTTTCTCAAAAAATTTAAAAGTCTTTTCGAAATTTCCCTTATGAGTAAATTCAATCATGATTAACCCTTTGTTTTTAATTTAGCTTTTCGAGCTTCGTTTATAGCTCTATTACGTTCCAATATCTGAGCTCGTGACATCTTCTTTTCAGGCTGATTCTTAATACTAAAAATATGAAGTAAATTAAGAAGTCTATTCAAATGCCATTTTTGGCATTCCAACGGAACATTATTTGCGAACATCGCATAATATAAAACCTCAGATGTTATGATCTCTCTACTAGGTTTGTTGATATCAGAAAAAGTTGTAGCCGACATAGGGTCTTCGATATATGCTTGAATATCCCTATAATTCTCAGCTGACAAAGCGTAATAAACATTCGGATTAACATTTTGGGTTATGGTCATACACCGAACATAATCAATTGTTTCTTCCAATGTTTTCTTGTCTTTTGTGAGATATGGTTTTTTCCATTTGGATTCCCATTTTGAAATTGAAACAAGTGAATGTTCTAATTGTAGTTTCTGTTCTTTTACAACTATGAATTCTTCTTTTGCTTCGTCAAATAAATCCTGAGCAGGGACAATTATTGTAAGCATTATTCTTTATTTTCAGCAAAGGCGATTGGCGTTGCTACGTCCTTATCCTCCTTCGCTTCGTTCTCTTTACTTTCTTTTACTTTTTCTGCAAGATCGGATGGAATAACTCCAGAAATGAAATCAGCAGCTGCTTCATCATCCGAAGAGAGTTCCATAAAAAGAATGTCATAAGCAGGTGTCTGGCTAAAACCTTCTGCTAATTCTTTGGATTTAATAAATCTTCTTCCATCGTCTGATTTCTCGCCATAAGACTTAAGAATTAAATCTTTAAAAAGTTCAACTAATTTCTTTCGATCAACGGTACGAACAATTTTGTCAATGAAACGAATCATACCTCCTTCGGCAGATGCTTCCATTTCAGAAAGTTCGGACTTAGATAAGTTGAAATAAAAATCCTCCGTTCTTTCTTGTCCAAAAAAGTCCGTGTAAGTAATAGTTTTCTTTAACATGATTTGTGCTCCTTTCTAAAATAAGAGGCCTCTGCAAAAACGCAGAAGCCTCTACAAACATTAACTATGAACAATTAGCCATTTGTGCTAAAATGACTAATAATTTCATCTGGAAGCGGAAGACGGGCATTGACAGCTTCGGTTGGGGTATCTCCAGTAGTTGCTGCTGTTCCATAAAGAATCTTCTTTAAATTTGTAAGTTTTGTTGCATCAGCAGTTCTGGAATCGATCTCGAACGTTGCGGTCGGCTTATAACCCTCAACACTAACTGGAGTAGTATCAACATCCCAAGAAAATGTCATAGCATCAACTGAATCGTTGATTGTCTGATGCTGCTTCTGAGACGGAGCAGCAGTACAACCATAAGCAATGTGAATTTTCTCATGTTCTCCGCCGGCATCATCAAACACGGTTGTTGTGTAAACAAAACCAAATGCTTTTCTTCTCTGCTGACCGATATATACACCATCAGCTACTGCGACACTACCATCGCACTCTGCAAATTCATCCGGATATGTATATGCTTCAATACTAAGTTTTGCTTTTTCAGCAGAACGAATCGTTCCATACTTAATATCATCAGCATAAATATCAGTCGCATCTGCTCCTTCTGGATTATCAGAAACAGAAGTTAAACCATTCCATGCAACACCAGCTTCATAACCATTGGTACCCATAGGAAACAGTACGCCATTTTTGACGCCAGCTTCATAAAATTTTTCACCAACGCCGTCCCATGTAAGTAAGAAAGCCATTTATTATTCCTCCTAATATAAAAAGTTATTAATAGTAAAGTGTTATAACATCATGATGCAATCCATCAGCAATATAATGTCTGTCATAAGATGACGATGAAAAATGATCTAATATAGTTTCAATCACTTTATTGTCCGAATTGCGATCAATAATCATAAGCTGATAGCGATTACTTTTTATGTAATTAAAATTATCAGCCTTATCTAATTTAATATAATCCCGTCCATAAATAATGCATGGATAGGTTATCTTGAGAGTTTCGGGAGGCTCATAATAAACCTTATTTGGAGCAAATAAGTCAACCAACTCTCTATGCAGATCTAATCGATCATGACTAGCCATTATACAAACCTCCCGTTGTTAAAATCATCCTTGGATACTGAATTTCAATACTTGAGATTTTCCAATCAGCACCAAAGTAATTAATGTATTTGAGGTATGACAAATTATCTGAAACGAAAGAATCGATAAGAATACTAAAACGATTATTAATGGTAACATCTTCGTTTACTTTTTCGGTCGAGTCGCTCCATCGACGGTTATCCTGTAAAATATCACCGCGATAGTATCTTTCAATAACATCCGTCACATACTCGCCAGAAGGTACCCCTTCAATCTCTTTTTCGTAGGTCTTAACAAAACCTAAAATTCCATAATACTTTGCCATTTTGAATTTTCCTCTTAATTAAGCAGTAACATCTTCCTCGATAGCGATTGCAGAGTATACTCTTGTCAGAGCACCAGAAACTCTTGTCTCGATAAGAGATTTCTGAAGGTTGAAATCAATATCGAACTGATTGAACTGTGTAATCTGTCCACCCTTAGTTGCGCCTACGTTGTAGTCAGCAAGGTTAACGATCATAGCAATGAGTTTCTTAGTTTTCTCAGCGCCCTCAACAGTTACAGTTCTTGTCTTGTCAGCGAACTGCTCAACTGTAACAATCTTAGATACGTTAAATGCTGTAGCAAGCTCAGCAACACCGCTATAGATACGACGACCATTAAGATCACGAGCAAGAAGCATTACGTTCAACATGTGTGGAGTGATAAACATTGTCGGGCTACCAGTTCCTTTATAGTTCTCACGAGCATAAAGAACTGCATTGATCATTGCCTCTGCCCAAACATAGTTGTCGCCAAAGTTAGCAGCAGTGTTTGTTCCCTGAAGCTCAGCCTTAGCAGCATCAAAGTCGATATCTGAGTGAATTGTATACAGATCATCGTCATGCCAAATGGATCTGATGTGGTCTTCAGAAATCTTATCTTCAGCAGCTTCGTTACGACCGTCACCAATAAGGATTGCTGTTGCAAGTTCCTCATCAAGCATCATACGATCAATTTTGTACAGATAATCAACATAGTCGAAGTCTGTAATATCAACAATGTCATCTCTGTGAAGCTGATTCTTTACATATACAGTCTGCGGATCAGTTGTTCTACGAACAAGCGCAAAGTTACCGGAAAGTTTCTTCTTGTTGCCTTTCTTATAACCTTTTGCTCTAAGTTCATCAATGTTACGGATATCAACATGAGATGTTCTGATTCTGCTGATCGGGCTCTTGTGAACCTTATTCATAACTTCGCTAACCCAAGTCTGATCATTTGTGATAAGCTCCGGTGCGCCAGGTCTTACTTCTGCATACTCTGGGAACAGCAGGGAAACGTTTCCAGCTGTCGGAGGCTGTACAAAGCCACCTGCGGTAGCGATGTCATCATGCTGAAGTTCGAGTCCATTTTCGTCTGCATACATCTCAAGAGCAGCTTTGAAACTTCCAACCTGGCTAGATTTAGCAAGTTTCATAATTTCTTCCTGCTCAGAATGCATGAGAACATCTCCTCTCATTTCTTCATCTCTGTCAAATACATTATGTTTCATGTTTTCTTCTTCCTCCTCGTCCGGTTCTTCCTCGGCCATTTCATTCTGTGCATCTTCCACCGCCTGACCGATAAGCGCATAAACTACAGTTTTCTGTTCCTCGGTTAATTCATCGAATACTTCCTTAACCGTTTTTTCTTTGTTTTCAGCCATTGGTTCTTTCTCCTCGTCTTTCTTGTCGGAATGTTCAATTTTATCTTCTGACATTTCTTCTTCAAGTTCCTCGACAGGCTCTTCTTCTACGGTTTCTTCAACCTCATCCTCTTCGTCAGAGTGCATTAAAGAGAGCTCTTCATCGGTATAAAAAATGGCCTCACCCTCAAAGTGCTCGCCATGTGCAATAACATCATCGATGTACGCTCCGGGATTTGCTCCGGCTAATACAAGACTTACTTCTCGAATATCACCGTGTAATACATCCCCACCGTTCTGCTTCAAATGGTTTGCATAAATGGATAAGTATCGAATATCACCATGCTGAAGCTGAATTTTTGCATTCTGACCTCTCGGAGTGTCGTTGAAAAATCCATAAGCTCGAACACCTTCGGGTTTATTCTTAAGAAGAGCTTTTCCAAGGACGTTATCGGGATCATTGTGTAAATGATTCCACACAAGCGGTACCCACTGACCATCATTGTGTTTAAACGCATCTTTTCGAATTGTTCTTCCGTCGGAACACCGAAGATCATTACGAGTAGCCCATCCGCTAAAATCGTAATTCTTTTCCATTTTGATTTTTCCTCCGATTTTAATATTATTTCTTCTTTGGTTTCACATATCGCAAATCGGATTTGATTTTACTTAATTCATTAGCATACTTATTATCGTATTCTGTTTTTAATCGTTTCCGTTCATTGGTATGCGCAGTTCTCGCATTCTTGCTATAATCCTTAAATTCTTGATTTTTCGACTTAGATACTTGAGAATATTTTTCTGAGATAGAACGATTTTTTGATGAGTATTCTTCCGATAGTTTTTGTCGAACGGCAGCATTCTGTTGCCGTAATTCATTTATCATACCTTGAATACTTTCTTTATTCTCGGCACGAGCTTGCTTACTCATAGATTTTAACGATGTTCTAAGATTTTCAATCTCGGAATTCATTTTATCTTTGTGAGATTGCAAAACCCTCTTCTTTTCTTCTTTTAAAGCTTCTTTATCGGCGTCTCTTTTATTTCGTTCCGCATCTAAATAATTATTCTTTTGAGTTTTGCTTGTTTCAATAGATGAATCAGTTTTTTTCTTGTGTTGATCTACTTTGTACTTACGCTCGTCCGTTAATCTTTTCTTAACGTAAGAAGCGGCAGCTTTTCCGTTGTCGTTAAGACCTGCAGTTGAAGTACGTCCTTTTAACTCACGTGTTCGCATATAATACTCGTGAGCTTTAACTGGATCATAATATGGAGACGCATAATGAGCTAAATACCTCGGATAACTCATAACAATTCCTCCATTTCGTCTAATTGTCTGTCAAACTCATCTAAAGCCGACAAATCATCTAAAGTCGTATCTCCATCGATTTGTTCGTCTTCCGCTAAAGGTTGCTCAATCGCTTCTTCACCAGACGGTTTACTTAAATTCTTATTACGAAGTTCATCTGCTTCAGGATCGCTAGATGGTTTCATACCGATTACGGCTCTAATCTCATTAGATGTCATAATTTCATTTCTTGTAAACTTGTCTGCCATTTCAGCAATCTGAGAAACTGGAACAAGCTTGAACGGATCTTTAAAGAATGCGATCGATTGTCTTTGCGTTCTGGCCGTTTTGGTCAGAAATTTTCGTTTCATTTCATCTGTAATAGCCGAAAGAAACGGTTCGATAGTACGGTCATAATAATTAGCCATAACATTTTCGTCGGCAGAACCATCCATGATGCTCGTAGTTAATCCTAACTGGCTGTATAGCATGCTCGTTAAATACTCTATTTGCTTCAAAAGATTGTTCTCGACGGAGCGGTTTAGCTGTGTAATATGCTCTGTACCATCTGTATATGCAATTCCATATTTGGAACTCGCAAGCTGCATTTCAATGTCTTTACGACGTTTTTCTGCTTGTGCTCTGCGCTGTTCGCTTTTTATAATGTATGGTAACTGAATGATTAAATCTAATTTTCCAGATCCAGTCTGTTCATCCACAATATCAATCAAAGCGAGCTTTCGCATAAGTCTTTGCATTGTTGAGTTTGGTTCATTAATAACCGAATAGAAAGGGTTTTCAATAATCGCAACATTACGCTTATTTAAAGTCAGATCTTCTCTCTTTCCGGTGTATTCGTTATACAAGTTCACTTTCACATGCTGCGGATACCATTCCATAATTTTTCCAACACGCATGTTACAAATATCATACGAACTTGTCTTGTTCGGATTTACTGTTGTTTCAACCGGAACAACTGCAACCACGCCTTCATCCAGCATAGACATAACAATATCTTGTATCAGCGCTCTTCCGGTCTGATCTATATTAGATTCCAATGTTAAACAATTATTTAAACCAGAGTCCATTTCTTCATTGAACCGACCTTCTTCGTCAAGTCTCACATGTTTAATATCAACCGAGGCTACATCCAAGGCTAAGCGATTAAAAATAGAAGTAACGATCGATCTTTCATTACCTCTTCTAAATCTCGGTCTATCCGGTCTATAATAACTTCCAACTCCAACATCATTATAAGAATATAACTCGGTCGGTTCTCTACTAAAAAAAGCGTTCCAGGCATTTTTAATCCTGGAACTTAATGTATTGTTTGGCATATCAAAGTACTCCATTTTGATTTTGTTTTAAATTCTAAAAACATTTAGTTTCGAATATATCTTGGATGAATTCTATCAATTGGAATTCTATCAACTGGAATTCTATCAACTGGAATTCTATCAACAGCAACAGTTGATATTTTAGTTCCTCTATCAGTCGTTTCCGCTATAACACGCCCGAATTGGTTTCCAGCCTCATATCGCTTAGCTCCTCGTTCTAAAGCTCTCTTGCCCTGCGCGGCTAAATCGTCTAACGCACTTCTTTGTCTCATCAAATTTTTAGCTAGTTTTGCTGACTGGTTAGCTCTAACTTTTTTTGTAATTACTATTCCGCCAATTGCCGCTAATGCAGTACCTCCAACAATAGCCGCTCCAATAGCTACTTTCTTTTTGTTGGACCATTTTTTTCTTGAATGTTTAGAAATATTGGAAGATCTAGAACGTCCTTTAGACACGCGCTGTTTCCTTATACCCCACTTCATTCCTTTAATGCCATGATGGGCTAAATAATCTGTTTCATAGTAAATCATTATTCAAAATTCTCCCTGTTTAACTTGTAAGCAACGAACGCATCCAACATAGCGGCCACAGCATCTATCTTTTGCTCATATCGCTTCTTTAACAATTTACGGTTACCATTGCTATCTTCCATCGTGATACAGTTTCCCATAGCAAACATCATAAGTTCTTCATCAAAGAGAAGCATTCGCTCTTCCGACAAATGCTTTAATTCTCCTAGAGGAACGGATTCTGTTTTCACGCCCTGCTTTACTTTCTCGACACCAAACGGTCCGTTTTCTCGACACCAACGCTCTACAAATTCTTTTGCATTATAAGGGTCATAACCGAAACAACGAACGTCATACTCGGAATCGATGATGAAGGCGTCGAGATCATCATAAACTTCCATCATGTCGAGAATAGAACCTTCCATAATGACAAGACTGCCTTCTTCGATGAATTCATCATACTTAAGTCTCATCGCTGCTGGAAGTTTCATCAAAGTTAATGAGGTAATATAGTTTCGAGTCTTTATTCCGAATTTTCCATCAGCTAAAGGAAACATAAAGGTAAATGCACAGAAGTCATCACCCTGAGAAAGATCGGCACCCATCGCACATGGCATTTGCCAATAGTTCCGTTTCTTATGTGGGATTGTTTCTTCATAAGTGAAGTAATAGGTATAACCTTCCATCGGAATGCCGAAACGTTTAGCCAAAATATCATTGCGTGCCGCAGGAGCTTTTTCCGCTCTTTCCACATCTAACTGATAAGTTTCATAACTAACAGTCTTTCCGAGATTAGGATTTGCTTTAACCCACATGTCCGGGTTATTAACTTCGGTTACATCATCTAATTTGTAATACCAGATAGAAACGTGCGGATTGACGTACTCTCCTTTCAAGATGTCCATTAACTCCATTTTGATTGTGTCGCCACTTCCATTACGAACTGTTCCTTCTGAACTAGTAGCAACAATAAGATAATCGTCAATCTTGGAAGCACCCTGCTCGATTGCACCAACAACATCTTCTCGAATGTCGCAGGAAAGCCATTCATCAATTGTCGCGATCTTAGTCTTTAATCCCTGAAGCTTCGGAATACTCATTGGTCTGATTTCAACCAAAGAACCTGTGAGAAAATTCTCGATTCCCTTTTTAGTAGAAGCCAGTTTCAAACGATTTGCTTTTGTTCCGGTCGTATTCTGTAAGGAACCTTCTGTTAAAAACTTAAAAAGAGGACCTCTTGCCCTCGTGATAGATGTTCTTATTGGAGAAAGGACTTCTTCCGCCTGTTTCATAGTAGGCGCAGTCGTAATCTGATGCGTGGTCGATGTGTCCACATTTAAGAAGAAACTTTGTATGGTTGAATCATACATAGATTTTGCAGCACCTCTGGCTACGATTAAATACTGCTTATTGGTCAGTCTTCGTTTAACCGTTTTTGTCTCGTAATGTCCACCGTGGCCAGACGCGTTTGGAACGTATACTTCTTTTTCTATAAAGTAATACCAGCCAAATATCTGCTCAGCCCAAAGTTTAAAACTATCCAATAAAACAAGATCGCTACCGTCAGATAATGTTAGTTCTCGTTCACAATACGAGATATAACCATTGATTGCTTGATCGTCATACCAGATTCCTGGATTCTCAATCAGCTGATCAATTCGATTCATCTCCATTGAGATCTCTTTGTTAACCGGTATTTCACCTCTCATTACGGCATCTCTAAACCTGCCGTAATAAATCGGTACGGCTGTATTAGATAATGCCATAACTTTAATCCTATAGTCCTTTTAATAACGAATATACTACTACGCCAGATGTTCCGATAGCAACTAAGCTGCCAAATACTTGTAAAGCGTCCATCGCATAATCCATTCCGGTTTTAGTTTCGGTTAACTGGTCATATCTGCGTTCCATGTCTAATCGATTTATAACTTTTCTTAACTCGTCATCGCTCATTGTTTTGGATTTGCTTTCTGGCCTCTTTTTATACTTTTTAGCAATTCGCAAAATATCAATTGAATTGTCAATTGCTTTTCCACTTTCTTCGCCAACAACTTGTGCTGGTGATTTATTCGGTTTCCCTTTTCCACCTTTTTCTGATCGCACAAGCATTTTAGAAGTCGTTTTACTTCTAGACGCTTTACGTTCTGCTTTTAAACCTTGCTTTTCCACACGTTTTATATATTTTTCATCTCTCAAAGATGCTTCATGTCGTCTTCCAGCTGGAGTTCTTGTACCATCCGTACGCTGGTAACGACGTACCCCCCATTTCATTCCGAGGATACCGTGATGAGCTAAATAATTTGTTTCGTAATAAATCATTTTGAATTTCCTCTAACTTATTCAGATGTTGGAGTTTCAATCGCAACGTTTAATCGCCATTCAAACTCGTCACAAATTTTTTTCATTGAATCAATTAAGAAAGAATTATTAGGTGGATCAAAGAGAAGACGAACTTTCGTATAAACATACATCTTTATCATTTCAATGTCTGTTCGTTCGCCAATAAAGTCCGACCAGGTCTCTTCTTCGCCGGTGATTGCAAATCCTTCCGCCGGACCAACCCCTAACTGGGTTAATACGGATAGAACAGAATTGATACTGTAAATGATCTCATCATTAAAGGCCGTACCTTCGACATAGCCGCCTAATAATCTTTTTGTAGTTTTGAGAATGCTATCTTCCATAGTTTATTCCTTTAAAATTTCGAACGATTTCGTTCAATGTCTCTTGTTCCATAGACAATGTCTTTTCCACCACTAATCATTTCTTTTACACCAGCAGAGCCGATTGCTGTTATCAAACCCGGCGCCAAAGTCTTACCATAACCTGACGCGCCAGCTAAAGACATAATGCTCTCCGCTCCAGAATCAACCAAATTTCTAAGTGCTTTACCAGCAGGACCTTTACCTGTTGCAGCCAATACGGCTGCGCTGGTGAGAGCGGCACCTGTTGCTGCCTTAGTAACTCCAATTCCAATTCTCTTTTTACCAGGTCTAGTTGATCTTTTTACTGCTTCGTCATGACGAGCACTCTGTACTCCTTCACCAGAAGCTACACGTCTCTCAATTCTTTGAGAAGCTTTCTTTCCATAGATCTTCTGATCTCGGATTCGTTGTTGATCAGAATATCTCTTCTTACCGGCGGCAGTTCTAGTTCCATCTTTCTTCTGATAACGACGTACGCCCCATTTCATACCAAGAATACCGTGATGTTGTAAAATATCATTCATGTCTTTACTCCTCGATTTCAACAAACTCTGACATAACCCAACCCTGTTTATCTCCAAATTTTGCGCGGAGCCAGACACCTACGCTTTCGGAGACAATAATCTCAGAACCATCTGGAATAACCGCAATAACTTCTCTGTCTTTTGTGTTTCCTGCTCTCAAGTTGAGATTGCCTTTTATGACTTTTGCTTTCTTCTCTTTGATCGGTGATTCTGCGGGTTCGTTTTCTAAAATATCATCCATAAAAATCTGTTCTACTTTTGTTCCTTCGTATTCGTTTTTCATCATATAGTCCTCTCAATGTTTAACATCCCATAGCCAAAACACTAATACACTCTGAATTTGTCACCAGATGTTTTATCAATAACATAATATTTTTTATCATCAGGGTTGTATTGAACTACAATATCTTGAGAAAATGTTTTAGCTAACGATTCAACTTTCTTATTGATTTCTGACAATCGCTTTTGTTCTTGTTTATCTTTTTTCGTTTGTCCAACTTTTGGTTCTAAAATATATGACCCAGTTGAAACGTTGTATTTGACAGAATATCTTTCTTGCATTTTACGTAACATATTCTGCGTTTTCTTTTTATCTTGTTTTAAAAAATGTCTTTGTGATGTTACAGCACCGGAAGATACATAACGAGCGTAACTTGTCGGCCCTTTTTCTCTTTGTAACTTATCATTTATTTCGAATTGTTTTTGTCTACTTTCATGCTCAAAAGTCTGTTTGTTGAGTTTCCTTTGATCTCTCATAAGTCGCTTTCGCCCGACTTGAGTCAAACTCCCATCTTTATTCTGGTAACGACGTACGCCCCATTTCATTCCGAGGACACCGTGATGAGCTAAAGTATCTGTCTCGTATAACATGCTATTTCCTCCAAAGACAAGTATCGTTTTTGCTACGAGATATTGGCTCAGTGACTAATAAACTTTTATCTCCGTAATGAATTGCATTATGCGTATTAAAAGTTACAGTAATCAAATATTCAGGGTTTAAAAGAAAGTCTGTAGATTGATCAATGTCAATCATTGTGATTGGGTTCATATGGTGAACTGTAAACTTTCCGTAAATATCCCTTCCTTTGATTGCTAGATCACAACCATTATCTCTCGTGAAAATATAGTGTCTTAAATCTTTCCATTCTTTTGACCGATAGAACTGTTGATTCAAATATCGATCAAATCCAAAAGTCTCACTTCCAACATTTCCTCTGAGTTTCAAATATTCAAATCGTTCTTCAAAAGTTGGTATTTGAATTAGCTCAGAATATGTCAGGATTTGTCTCTTCTCCATTCTCTCCTTTGTAAATAGACATTGCTTTAATAGCATTGTCATAAAGTTCCTCAATCCTAGCTTGTGATTGCAGTGTCTCAACCTTAGTCTTTAATAAAACATTCTCATTCTGTAACTTCTCCTTCTCTAACTTTTCTTTTGAAGATGCTAGTTTTAAAAAATGCGTAATAACCTGAGACGATGCTGTTCCGTCAAGCAACTGTTGCTCTGCAAGATCGACTGCTAAAGATATAAGTTGGTTTTCTCTTGCTTCAGGAGTTAAAGCCGGACGAGGTTTCTTTGTGCTAGAAACTTTTGTATCGGTTTTAACCTTTTTCATTTACATATCGTCTCCCTTCTAGATAGTTTGTTATGACTACCAAATATGTTTTTCTTACTTCCTGATTAGTTTTGCACAACTTTTAAAGGGGGTTATGAACAATCCAGTCATCAATTTTAATGAAAGGAGCAAAGACTAAAACTCTTCCAGGAGAATAACCCCCTTTGAGAGCTGTGCAAAAGTATAAATTGTTTCCTGAAAATATCCCCCGGAGAATTTTTAAGGAGGGCGGCGATGCTGAGGGGGTGCGAATTTTGCGAACCCCCCCATACCTTTCAAAAATTCAATGCCTTCATATCATTTTATATCGTTTTCCGTGTTTTTTCGGTTTTTCTATGATTTTTTGGCATTTTTTGTCTTTAAATTGCTATTTAACTTCAATACTTGCTTTTTAAAGCGGTTTTGGTCAAATCGAGAACTGATCATACATGTTATTAATCTTTAATCTTCTTTCTCAAAGACTTTCTTGTACTTGATCACATTTCCTTCTTTGTCAATAGCAACATCTAACTTTAGTATTTCATCAATCGCTCTTTCAATCTCTCTTTCGTTCTCATCATCTGAAAGTTGATCTGAAGTTCGAGCAATTCTTGCTAACAACGAGCAAGTTCCATAACCCTTTTGAATGTCAAAGTTGTACCAACTTTCAAAGTCATTGAAGTAATTGTAAGGGTTGTCTTCTGTTGTAAGCATGCATGCACTCATTATTCAAACCTCCTTTCCCTTTTATTTGGCGTATTCTCTAACTGTTGACGCCGATACACCCATAGATTCTGCTATGTCCGCCATTGAGTAGCCAGTATTGTACATTGCTCTAATCCTATTAATCTGTGATTGAGTAAGCTTTACAGAACTATTCTTAGGGGTAGCCAGCTTTTTAACATACTCTGAATCAGTATTAGCCAGTATGTCTTTTAATTTTTGGTCAGAGATAGCTCCAGCTTGAATAGCCTCCCATTCTTTATCGGAGATCTCTATTCTTTTTTTCTTAGCCCCCACCAAAGATCTTGCATAGTCCAGCTCCTTTTGTTTTACCTTCTTATACTCAGATTTAGACATCTCTGGGTTGTCTTGGTATTTAGCTTTGGCGGTGGTATTAGCTATCCTCTGTGCCTCCCTCTCCCTAGGGGCGTTCTTTAAAGCAATGTTAAGCTTGGCGTCTAAAGAATTTACTTCTTCCTTATACTTTTCTTTAGCCTCTTTATTATACTTAGAAGGGGGTGTGTCTAAATATGCTTTACGGGCTTCATTAGCTAAAGCCTTCATATGATTTGCATAGGTGGCATAGTATCTTTCTTGAATGGTACCCGATGACAAAATATTAGCATCCTGAACTACTCTCATTTGAGTGGTCTTCTTCATAGCCTTGGTTTCTTTGATCTTCATATCAGGAGAGGCTTTCGAATATGTGTTTCTAGTTTTGCCATTCTTGTCTTTAGTAGTACCAGTCTTATAAAATATGTCTCCATCATCATTCTTATAAGCAGAAACCCACTTCTTTTCTTCTGGAGAATATGCTTGATAGTATACTCTGCCAGATTCTTTGTAATATGAGGCACCAATTGGAAGATCTTTTCTTTCCCCCTTATTAATCTGTTCTTGACCTCTAGTTTCCGGTACAGAGTATTCCGCAGAAGCTCTAGAAATAAGAGTGGATGCACCACTTTTATGTTCTTTACCATCAAGATCGGTATGAGTCTGATACTTTTTCTTTAAAGAAGCAATGCCATTGTCAATTTCGGATTGTTTGTAATTTAATTTATGCTTTTCTGCATCGATTACAACCATAGAATGACGAACAGCTCTTGCTAATTCATCTTCAGTTGCACCCCAAAGAGTCATATCAGTAATAAGATTTGAAACAATACCCATTTCAGTACCGGTTCGTTTCTTAGTCATTAATTTTACGGTACCTTCTTTGTAAGTATCTGGTCCATAAGCTGTTTTAGGATCAAATCCTTTAAGTCCAGCCAAAGCTTTTGTGGAATTTATCTTAACTTTACTATTTGTTGGAATAACTAGGACAGTGTCACCATCAAAATCTGCTCCGGACAAACGAGCTGCAACATTTGTGTTAATTCCAACTGCATCCGTAACATTTCCCAAAGACTTTTTAGCTTTTGGATGTTTATTGTTTACTGTTAATACTGGAATTTCAAATGTACCACCATGAGGATATCGAACAAGCGCAACTTTTTCCCCATTTTTATAGTTTGGTGCATAAATCTCTGTATCTTTTAATGATGGAACCGGTAAAATAACCTGCCAACTCTGTCTCGGAAGTGCTGCTGCTTTTAAATGTTCAGCTGCACCATCACATTCGTCGGCAAACTCTTTTAGCATTTGCTTCTTAACCGTCTGATTTGTCAAATTCTTAATTTGATTAAACTCATCTTGATGGTTTGCATATGTAAGTTTAAGCTGTTTAGAAATAAGATCGTTGTTCTGTTTAGATAAGAACTGAGAAGAAAGCGAATCAGAATATGAATCCCAGTCTCCTTCTTCTCGAACTTTGTTAATAACTCTTAGCTGTTTTTTTCCATTCTTATCAGTGTAATAACTCTGACCATCAGCCTTAATATATGCCCCAAAAGGATTGACTGGGTCATTGCTTAATGGTTTAAAAACCTTTTCTTTTGGAGTTCCAGAAGCTTTATTTGTATTAAAACGAATATCGACTCCTGGCGGAAGGTCATCAGAATATACAGCCATTCCTTTTAAATAATGAGTTCCATCAACCGCAATTCTAACCTGCGCATAGTTAGAATTACCTAAAGAAATATCATCTACTCCTCGACGAAGCTCAATAACTCCGTCTTTTTCTGTTCCTCCTTCATCACCATAAACAATCTGAATACGTTTAGAGTCGACACTCTTTGGATATTGTAATTTATTCCAAGTGGTTCCACCATCAGTAGAATGATAATCCTTAACAGTAGAAATTTGATCCAGATTATAGATTTCACTATGTTCAGTTCCAGGAGGGCATAACACGGTCTGTGTTGTCTTCTTTCCATCATTTGTAACCTGATCCATTCGACCAGAATATGTTGGAAAACCCTGTAACTCACAAATATAGAGTGCTTCTTGGAGTCTTTCTTTAGAAATTCCTAATTCTCTTTCAACGCCGACACCAACATCAATCATACCCTTCTCTTTAACAAGGTCCATTAACATTTTTGCAGTGTTTTCAGATGCTAAAGTTCTCTTTTCAGCATCGGAATTTAACAACGATCTTACGGTCGATTCATTAAGACCCATCTTCCTTCCGATTTCGCTATTATTAAGACCATCTTTTTGTAAACTCTTAACGGTAGCAATCTGAAGCTGTCTTCTTTCATGAACGGCTAAACTTTTCTGGGTTCTTAATTGTCTAATAGTTAAACCTAGCTTATCTGCAATTTCTTTTTCGCTTAATCCATCTTTTGAAAGATTGTCAACATATGACAAAAAGTCTCCTTCATGCTGAAAAGGATTCTCACCGGAACCCCAAGGATATCTTCCAGATCTTCGAGGCATTCCATAGTGAAATAGTTCATCATTATCAGAAACGTAAAACATTTATCTTTCCTCTTTCTGAATATTCTTAATAATCTTGTCAAAGGTTACAATTTTCTCCATAATCGGAGCGATCTCATCGGCTTGCGGATCGTGATACAATATCTCATCGTTCTGATAAATCTTTAGATTAATATGAATGTCCGCCGGTTTAACTCGATACTCCAAACAAAATAAAGCAGCATAGATTTCAAGCTGCTCAATATGTGCTGGAATAACTCCTGTTTTTAAATCATGAATTGTTAAAATATCCTTCTTAAAAGAAATTGCATCTGCTGTCCCAAAACAATTCTCAGAAAAAAATAAAGGCTGTTCCGCCTTCATCGATAAATTAATAGAATCATTCACATAAGAATTTAATGTTCTCTTCGAACGAGGTAATTTTTGTCTGAGATTGATACACATCGCTGCAAATTCATGAAGTTTAGTTCCTCTCTCTTTTGCAATCATGTTGCGATATGTCGTAGATAACTTTTCTTCGTCATAGTTTAACCAATGATACTTACTGCCTCCTAAAAATGCATGTAAGCCATCAATGTTTGAATGATCGTTCCAATTCATCTAAAACTTCCTCCTTGTTCTCTGGAAATATAAAAGCAGAGAACGACATGTCATTCATTCTCTCTACATAAAATTCCTGATTTGGTTGTTTATGAGATGACTTGGTTCTTTTACATTCAAGTGTAGCCCATTTATCTTCATACAAAATCAGAAGATCGGGAATTCCTTGAATATAAGTTGGATCTGTTTTGGTTACTAAACATCCGGGAAATCGTTCTTTAATTTCCTGAATTAATTCATGTTGAAACTTGCTTTCCAATTTACTCATAGTAATCCACCTCAAAAATATAAAAGAGAGAAGGTGTAAACAACCAAAAATGGCCATTTATATCTCTTCTCTCCATAAAAGGGGATGTTTTTTTCGCGAATCAAAAAAAGAGCCTATGAAAGGCTCCTCTTTTTACAAAAAATAGTAATCGTCCGGACTTACTTCAACGAGTGTGCACCACCTTTTGCAAATCGGATAATTGTTTTCACAAAATATACATTGTGCATCAGGTGGTTCGGCTCCGATGTAATTAAAATATTCCGCTCGTTCAAAAACCTTTCCACACTCTTTACAAATATACTGTCCGTCGTTCCAAACAACATCACCAAAACAGTAATCACAAGTTACGCCATTACCGTCCTCATCATAACAACCATCTAACCAGTCTGCTAACGTATCTCTTTTACCCATAATTACCCTCCAAATATACTTAATTCTAGCATACTTTTTGAGGTAAAAATAGGCTTTGTGGCCAAATGCCCACTTTTTTTGGCTTATTTATATATATTTAAAAATTTTATTTTCGCGTTAATTAAGAAAAAAATCTGGCCATCTGGCCAAAATGCCCGCAAACCCTTGGTATTACTGGGTTTTTTCGTGGCCACTTTTCAAAAAAATCTGGCCAATTGCCCACTTTTTCTGGCCAGAAGCACGAAATTGTTACAAAATTGTTACAAAAAATAAGCCGTTTTTCGGACAAATCTGGCCAATTGCCCACTTTTTCGGACAAATCTGGCCACAAAATATCAACCATTTCTTTTCATTATTCTCCTTTTGGTGATAACGTCAGAATTGCCGGATTTACAACTCCATCGCCTTTATAATTGTACTTAGAATTATGCCAAGCTTTTAAATATTCTCCGTATTCCCACACATGTGCCAAAATATTGACAGCACATCCGTATTGAAAACCCGTAATGCCTTCAATATCTGCAGAATGAGAAAGCCTTTCCGCATCTTCTTTCATAACATCTTCCGGACTTTTTCCTTCATTAATAAGAGCTTCCATAGAATTTGCCCAACGCTCTAAATATACATACACCGCATGCCCATACGGATC